GCTTTATGCTGTTATATACTAGATTCAATGCTTTATGCTCGTAATCAACAGTATATACTATTACTTTAGGATTACCTTATTAAGTATAGAGAGTTTGATCGCTCTCTATACTACTAAAAAGAGCATACTATACTATTATACTGACCCAACAGTATATGAAAATTCGTGTATGATGTATATCTCTCTAATTGAGGCGTTACTAACAAAGTATGAAGGCGCAGAAGTGTATAGAGCTCTTTTACAATATTGACTGTTAGGTCATTGGATGAATCGTTTGGACACGGGTTTGTGAAATTCGGACCCCTTAGATAGAAATATCTATTGAATAATCGGATGAATTCAGGGAAAACTAAATAAAAAATGCTCAGAAATAACATTTTTTACATGTCAATCCTGAGCTAAGCTTAGAGTACACTCTAAGAAAGTGCAGAGACTACTGGAGGAATACAGTTTCCTTAATAACCAGCAAGAGCGTCCGACACCTTAAGCAGCAACGCAAGGTGATGATATAGTCCCTTCTGAATAGAAATGTTCAGCAATATATTTACACATTAACCGTGTATCTGAATCAGACATAGTGTTTTTCATATAGTTAATACATGTAGAAACAAATTGAATATTTCCAGGAATATATCCTTTAGAACTGTCAATTCTATCTACTGATGCTGTATAAATAGGGTTATTATGATTCTTTTTATATGTTGGAATATTTAATTTTATTCCGCTATATGGACAAATTCCATTTTGTTTATCCCATTGCGCTTGTAAATCAGAAAGAGTTAAAGTGCATTCTTTATATCTTTTTCTACAGTTACGTAAAAAATATGAAAATATTTTTTCTGGATATCTCACATAATATGTATTATTGAGATTTAGCAAAAGCTGTTTATTCTTTTCAGAATTTGAATAATCTTTCATTGCTTGTGTGCGATTATTACTTAAAAATTTCATTGCACAAGAACGAGAACAAAAACTATGTCTACCAAATTTTTGGTTACGATTGTATTCAGATAATGGTTTTTCATAACTACGTCCACAACAATCACAATTTAATGTAATTAACTTTCTATGTTGTTTATATTTCATAATTTTAAATATTAGTTATACAAACATAACGTAAAAGTGTGGATATAGTTATAAATATTGTAAACATTAAGACGACTCCCGTATGCTCCACAAAAGGTTTCCAGAGTAATGTTGCCTTAAAACGATGCTTAGTTTGATAGTAGAGCTTAAAACTATATATGGTGAAGGAACATCACATGAAAATGACTTAATATTAGGTAGCTCCAACCGAATCTCTAGTTTAAAGAAAAACGAAGATTATGCCTGAAAATTGCTACAGCAACGAATATATGGAAGGAGAATGGGGCATTATGGTTTTGACAGCGAGGATGAAAATGAATAGGTCAATAACGTCAGAAATGACAAATCTTTTGTAACAGACTATACTCATATTGCAGCGTAATATGATTAGTCAACGGCTAAGCTAATGTCGTAAAAAGCTGGTTAAGAAATACTATGGATGTAACGGGTAACATCACAACACTGATAAGGTTGAGTTATAGGTTCGAGTCCTATTAGTATTACAAATTATCAAAATTAAAAACAAAAAGTATGAGTATATTAGATTTATTAAAAGAAAAATCTGTCGAAGAAAAAGAGAACTTTTTAAACTCTGTAAGATCTAAAGTATCTTCTAAATTAAAAAATACAGATAATAATAAAATATTAGATGTAATAAGTTTAGTAGATGCATTTAGTTCATCTTTATCTGTTACTAGTTTGATTGAACAATCTGAATGCGTTCCTAAACAAAGTATAGTTTTACCTACAGAAATATTAGGTCAGGGTATAGATCAAATACCTTTACAAAAATATGATATTATCAGAGCGAAAATAGGTCCAGGTACACACTATGGAGTAATCTATAAAATAGATACTGAACTAAATATTGCTTGGACAGTAAGTATAACTAGTGATATTACTTTAGATAATTTAATTCCTATTAAAAAGAGTAGATTATTTAAAACATTCTTTGTAGCTTATTTTCATCCTATATTCTTAAACAAGAATAGCTACACCTTTTGTAATGTTTTTGATAATAAAGAAGAATTTGATGAAGCTATAAGAATTATTAAAAAGTATTATAAAACAAACTTTAGAGTATGAAAATAGATTATAACAAAGTATTAATTATTCCTTTAGATTATAGTAAAGGAAGTAAAGGTTTGTGACTAGCAGTTAAAAAGAATAATAAATATATTCTAAGATTACTAGCTATATTTGAAACATCTCTCATTGAACAAATCAAAATAAGTAATAGAGATTTGTTTGATTATAATGTATTTTATAGTCTAAAAGAAGCATTGTTAGATTATGATTTTACTTTAACTAAAAAGAATTATAATCAATTAGACGCTTTAGCTTCAATAAATGAAAAGAAGCATTATGAACAATACTTAAAAACATTTTGTAGATGAAAAAGACTTTAAATCAATTAAAGGCAAGTAGAAGGAACTTATCTCTTATGCTTTTAGCTGGTATGATTACTAATCTGAAGCACATTAAATATTTTGTTAGAGATACGGAAGTAGCAATAAGAATAGATACTCTATTAGTAGCTATAGAAAGACTTCAATCTTCAATTAAAGAAACTACTTATGAATCGTGGTCGGCATAAAAAGAGTAAAGAAAAAGAATTCAATACTCGAGCAGAAATCTTAGACTTTATACAAAAACAGCTTTATAAATTACTAGCAATATGTGAAGATAGATTAGCATATCGTATATATGATTATTATGCAAAAGCGAGTATTAGTAGTAACGATGGAAGAGACTATTGTGAGATAGTTGCGTGGTATATTAATACTAGATATTATCTTAATGATTTTATGAGTAAAATCAGAATAACACTTAATGAAGCAACTGTTAAAAACCGTATCTATACGATTAAATTTGAATTTGGAAATAATTCAAAAATATTTAAATATAAACATGAATAAAAAAGGCTTAAGAGGTTTTATTAGGAATAGATTACCTAAGACTTGGGAAATTGTTCTTACAAGAGAACGTAAACTTACTGCGTTCATTGAGTATGTATATGAAGCAACTCCATCAGTAATGAAGGGAGGTAGAGGTTGGCGACGTGGTGTACATAACATTACAGTCGGATTCAATAGATGCAAAATCTATGAAATGTTTCAAGCCGAAAGAAGTAAAGAAGGCTTGATATATTGGGTAGGCATTTATAATAAAATTAAAGATCTTGAACATCAAATGAATTAACATGGAAATTGTTCAATATGTTCGCTGGACTGAACCAGGAGAGCGAGAAAGACTACAGGAAGTAATGCAGCAATGCAGTGGAGAAATGGAATTTAGAAAGAAAGTAGCTTCTGAATTCAATATTAGTCCAATGGATGCAGCAGTTGTAGTAAAGAGATTCAAAAATGAATTTATCAAAATACTTAAAACAAAAGGATTATGTTAAAAGCAGGTATGTGGATCGCACAAGGTCCAGAAACTAATGTATTACTCCTTTTAAGCGGAGTAGAACCATTATTAGAAGTAGTAGGTGCAATTGATCTTAATTACTTTAAACAGAATGGTAAAGCTAAAGATCTTACTAAAGACAGTCCTGAAGTAGTAGATATTATGATGTATCCTGAAAAGTATACATTTGCATTACCATCTATTACTGAAGTAGTTGATAATGTAGGTATTGGTGATTTACAGACTCTAGAAGGCTTAGGAGAAGATTCTAGAAAAGATAAAATCATCGAAGAAGGTATTGCCTATTATAAGTCAACTTTACCATTATATGGTATAGAACAAGCTAAAGTAAGAACTAGACTGCATTTAAAGAAGAAATACAGCCTAAAAATGTCTCAAGCTAACTATGTATTTACTGTAATTTGTAAAGCACTTAACAGAGAACCATAATGAGCGATTTTAAGAGACTTATTGAAGCACTCAATGCTGAATTAGAGGAACCTTATAGGTTTACTTTAGACAAGATTATATCTTCTGCAAATTTTGATACTAAAGTATTAGGATATGCAGATAGTGTATTGGATGATTGGGCAAATATACCACCTAATTTAAAATCTAAGATAGTTACTAGTAACACTTGTCTAAGTATCAATAAGTGGATAAATAGAAGACTGTGGATGGATATTCTTAACAATCTATTAGAAGATAAAATATTAAGTCTTCAGACTAGATTAGTAAGAGTAAGGATTGCTATTAATATGTCATTGAAAATGGCATATCCTCTCAATGAAGAAGAGAAAGAAGAATGGAGAGAACATATCTCAGATGTATTCTATAAAAGATGTCTAGCAGTAAATAATTATTATTGCAAAGAAATTATAAAACTTCCCTTCTGAATTTAAGGATTGTAGTTATTGGGTTAACTACAATCCACTAAAATTTAGCTATATGACACAAGAAATAATAGATCTAGTGGAGCAAGCTAAACAAGGTTCTCAAAAAGCATTTAGTAAATTATACTATAAGTATAAAACTGATATTTGGTACACTATTATGGGTGTAGTTAAGAATACAGATGTTGCTGATGATTTAACATCAGTAGTATTTACTAAAGCTTATGAGAAATTATCTATGTATACTCAACATATTTCATTTAATATGTGGTTAAAAACTATTGCTGTTAATGCATCAATAGACTATATACGTAGAAACAAAAAAGAGCAATTAAATAACTATGTTGATGAAGATGAAAATCCAATTCAACTATCTGCTTTAGAAAAAAGTCCCGAAGAAGATTTGATTCTAAAGGAAAAGTTAGATATAGTCTTACAAGCTATACCTACTCTTAAGAGAAAGTATAGAGATTTAATTAATGCTCGTATAGATGGTTTATCTTATAAAGAGATAGCCAGTAAGCTTGCAATGAATGAATTAGCTGTAAAAGGTGATTTAAACAAAGCAAGACAAAAACTTAAACAGAAAACAGATTATTAACAAACACTTTCAACAATATGACTAGTTTTTGTTTACTCCTTTTAGGAGCATTAGCATCTTTTATCATTTCTAGAATGTGTAAAAGTGCTAGTTTGTACGTATTCTTAGTATGCGTACTTTTACTAGGCTTTGTTGTAGGTACTGGAGTAAAAAAGGTAGTTGCAAATACCTCAAATACTCCTTCTCAAGAGTTAGTTGTTACTATGGCTCCTAATCCCACATCTCAAGGTTCTACTGCTTTTGTAGGGACAGTAGATAACCAATCTTATGAAATGGGTCAGGAAGACGGAGGTGAGACGTTAGTAACAACTGATAGAGAAGATACACCTACCATGCCTAACAATGCAGAGATAGAAGATGACAGTTGACTGCACTTAATTTCATAATTTGAGTGTATTAATTATTAAGTTATTAATTTATTTAAAATCATAATCAATATGGCAAAAAGAAATAAAGGTGGAAAGACTCCAAGTGCAAAAGCAGCAAGAAACTTAGAAGCGTTGAAAAAAGCTAAAGAAGCAGTAGAAGCTTCAGCTAAAGCAGAAGCAACAAAAGTGGAAGATTCTAAACCAGAAGAAAAGAAGCCTGAAGAGAAACCAGCTGAACAAAAGAAAGGTGGTGTCTATCAGACTCCAATGGGTAAATCAGCATATGAAACTCATATGTTGTGCACAAAATCACCGTATATGAGTCTACTTTCTCTTAAGATTGAGAAAGACAGTAAAGGCATTGAAAATATCAAAGCCGAGTGGAAGAACAACGAAACTAGTGAAACTACTAGTGTCCTCTTCCCAGTATCTAATGTAAAGAAGGGAGACGGAATTGACGTTAAACGGATTAAGGAAGGAATTAAGAATCCTATTCCTGCTGAAGTTCCTGAAACTAAACCAGTTGAAGAACCAAAGAAGGAAGATCCTAAACCCGCATCTACTGAAAAGAAACCTAAACAGCAGAAGTCGAAGAAGGAGAAGATAGAAGAAGTAGAAGCTGAAGAAATTGACATCAACAATACTCCTACTATTAAAACAGCCGCAGCTCCTGCGCCCAACATTGTAACTCAGAACAGTGACAGAATTGATGCAAATCACTCAGTAGATTTGATGAACGCAATTCTGAAACGCCGTGAAGAGATTAAAGATGATCGGGCAATGTATCAAGCAACAGGAAAACAGGCAGACCTTATGATGTTTGTATTAATTCAGAAATGGAATGACCAATTTAAGAATGATGCAAAAGAACAAGGTTTTACTGTGAACGAAGAAATGTTTGCATATTTGAATGAAACAGCTTCTTTGTTCCTCGGTGTTAATTTGCTTCCTAGCAAAACATCTGATGGACAGCTTGAGATTAACTTCAAAGATGCTGTCGCAAAGACAAATCCTGAAATGCAAAAAGCTTTAGAGCAAGACGCTAAAGTTCCGCAGACTCAGGAAATGCCAAAACCTGAAGAATGTGTCACTGATGAACAGAAAGTAGCAGCAATGTGTACTATTATGAACATGCGGCACAAGCAAAAGTCAGGAGGTATAGGTAAGAACGTAGCAAATATGATTGAATTTGCACGGGAAGCCTATAAACTTGACAAAGATGCAGAACCAGCACAAGTATTAGCAACTGTATTGCTTAAGATGAAAGAAGCAGGACGGAATGCTACATTACTTGAAGGTTGTGCAAATGCTATTTGGGGTAATCTAACAGGTAATTTGTCAGTTTTAGCATCTCATGCTTGGCTTAAGAATCAATTAACAACATACAACGATGCGCAAGTTGCTAATGTTGTAAAAGTATTCTTAGCTAAGAAGATTACTGATGAAACTGCAAAAAACAATAATTACAAAGAAGAAGCAAAACGGTATTCTCAATTAATTAGTGGAACTAATGACGATCTGATCAATCGTATTATTACTTCTGCTAATAACGAAGGTAAAGATGAAGACAAACTTGTATATCCGGAAATCAAGGGTCTGAATCTTAAAGGTAAACACATTTCAGCAATAAAGACTGTAAACAATATGCGTATTGCTTATGGAGCAGAAATGAACGATAAAATGTTGAAACAAGTAATGCAGAAAGTATCTGGCTTGTATACATCAACTTCTTTAAGTCCTCTTACTTTCTATGTTGAGAAATCTGCGTATGCTACTAAAAAGTAACAATTAACGCATTATCAAAATGAGTAAAAAACCAACAGTTTTATTTACGCTAGCGATGCTAGCTTTCGGTGGATATATAGGATTTGTAACTAACTATACAAATACCGCCACCGCACACGAGTATGTGATTCCGAAGTTCACAGATGTACCTCGGGCAAAAGACTTTAATATTGATATTAATTTGAACAATAACGCTATAAAACTAAATGGACAAAGCAACCCAGAACAAAATATCAATGTTGAAATCAAAAAGAAAGACAGTATCATCTATCTAACTTCTGTTGTAGAGAAGGAAGTACCTAAATATATTAAGGTAAGAGAACTGCCATCAGTTAAAGAGAATAAAACCACTTGTACGGATATTCTTCAAAGACTGAAACAACAACAATCAGAGAAGATAAATCTGAGTCGCAACTAGAACAGCCAATGCGATCATAGAGCTATAATGGTGTATATCCAGAGATATCTAAATCAAAGGATTAGAAAGTAAATGGTTAGATTACTTTCTTAAAATTAAGATAGTACAGAATATTAGTAGGAATAGAGTATAGCTACAACTATAGGCTATTACTGAAAGTATAATAACTTATTGTGTTTATATACTATCTATAAACTGAAGAAACAATAAGATAGAGGGAGAGCGTGTACAACCCTCTTGTTTTTGGTGAGAACCGACTGGAGACAGAAACAGAAGACGCAATTAGTAGAGAGCAGTCTACAAAATTGAACAGTACAAGGGGAACGAAATCCTCTTAAGTTACTCGCAGACTTATCATAGTTTGAATCAAGAAGGAGTAATAAACACGATGATGCCCAACAAATCGTAGTGTCCAAGACTACGTGCTGAACATTATCGAGCATATAACGCTCTAGGGTAGCTCCAAACTCCCCTTTATAGCATAGACTATATAAAAATGTCAGTATAGTGTTCTATACTTATCTAAACAGTTATATTGTAACTTAATAAGTTTAGAGATAGTATATATGAAGGTACTTAATTATAATATTATAGCACTACTTATTGAAAAATATTGATAGATTACCTGGATTAGGCGTAAAGCCTATGCACAATGTTATGTTAATCAGTACATAGCTAATCCTAAGCTTGTATTACTATACACTCCAGTATAGAGGGATAGAGTGACAAAGTGAGTAGTAGATTGTGTGCCTATTGGCTGAGTAGCAATGATCCAATATTAATAAATAAGGAATCCTGCAACGGACCTCTTTAGGAAATAAGGAGTATGTGAATTCAAGTAGTATTATAATAAACTCAGTTGTTATCTTATCTGAGTATAAACCTAGAGTGCTTTGCAACAGGAATATAAAGATAACTAGCGGATGAAGTGCGCAATAACACTATTTCAATACTAAGCAGAAGACATAAAGTTTAGAAGTACTAAATTATTCTTATCCAGAAGCATAACTGGAGTTTTATCAAATTTGCACAAGGTGAGATACTCTATCCTTAAGAGTATATGTGAAGGTGAGCATCGCCCCACTCCTGGGATGAAGAGAAGCGGACACATTAAAAGACGGACACGAAGCAGATCGGAGAAAAATCTGTGTATTGCACTAGATAGTAGTCTTAACGGGAAGTGACAGAATGTAAATCTATTTAGGAAGTCTTTATTACGAGAGAATTAACATGTTTAACTTAACTAATGAGGAAGTTCAATGGTAGGTTTTAGGACGAGTAGTGATAAGAAGACGAAAGTAAATCCGAGCCACCCTCGACTGTACAATATAATTGCTGACATTTGAAACATTTAAAGTATATTGCGCAACAATATATGTAAAGTGACGCTGATTCCTTACATTAAAGGATGATAGGTGGAAATCCTAAAGTTATGTGCAGAATAAGAACAAAGTCGTAAGTACACGCAGCCTTAGAATAAACTATTAGGCTATAGAGTGGGTGTTTTGAAACATAAACAGCTCAAAATAAAATTCGGTAGAAGTATTACCGATAGTGAAATAACAGTTGTAGGTTATGAATCATATACAGTACTCCTCACTATAACAGGAAAAGAGCACGCTATAGTGACTGTTAGGCTCTTTAAACAATCAGAAACTAGCATAGCATTCGATTTTCAGATAATTTCAGTTATAATGTTATTTGATGGGTATAAATCTCCTACCGTTGGAGTCCCGTTGTATCTTTTTAGGTATTAACTAGCATAGCATTCGATTTTCAGATGTCGAATTACATATCTTTTCATAGTTTAGTATTGATAATTTTATGAAGAACGGCTGACTCATCTGTCTCATGAGTAAAGTCCTACGGGGAATGCCGAGTGAAGTAATAACATCACGTTCTAGTAGTAATGTTAATAATACGAAAGCTTATCTTATAGTTTTTCAGATTACTTATCAAATCTTAGCAGAATTTCGTTATAGAGTTTTACTGTTTGAATACAAGAAGTGGTTTTTAAGTTTTTAACAAACGAATAGATATTAGATGCTATTCCACTTAGATAAAAGAACTCTATAGCTTACTTTTTAAATTAACTTAGTATTAACTTACTCCGTAGGTGGAATCAACCACGGAATCAAGAAAGGAGAAATTATGGAAACAATAAAATATGAAAGCGTGTTCAAAAATCCAGAAGGTTTTACTCAGCAAGAAATTACTCAGTTACGTACTAAAGTAATTGCGTTTAGCCGTGCTTTAGTTGGTCGGCGGTTGGCAATCCCCGTAAGTGATAATTTGGATTTGAATTACAAGAAAAAAATGGCTGGTGATATGCCGGGACTTGTACTTACAAATCCGATGAAGAAGTATATGATTGAAACTGTTGATTTGTTCAACGTAGATATCGTGCGGACTGCAAATGGTAAGATTGTTATTATGTTTAATAATGACGAAAAGTTGCAGTTTGATTTACGGGCAGATGTAGATATCGTATTGAAAGCTGGTCCGAAAGATGTTCAAGATGCTATCTTGAAGTTTGAAGCAACTGGAGAACGGTCTCCGTTCTGGAATGTTAAGATGGTAACAGAAGTTGTCACTCAGTTGAATCAGAGTAATTTGACTGATCTTAACAATTTTATTGATGAATTGGCAAATCAGGGAGCTTCTCTGGAACAAATCAATAAGATTACCAAGGACGACACTACTGCTTACTACAAGAGCATTGACGAATAATTAATCTTAAGTACATAAAGCTATGGCAACAAATAAAAAGCCAATAGATTCATATCACTTGCAGATGTTACAGCTAATTATGTCTGATCCTCGTATTCAAAATAATTTGCTAATGGATGGGAGCAAAACAATTAAAGTTGGATATGATGGAACAGTATTAATAGGACGCCACAAATATGGTTGGGTAAATAAGTGGTTTAATTCCTATTATGTAATAGACTTTTTTAGTTTAGTACAAAGAATAGCTTTTATCATCACAGGTGTAGAAAGTAACAATTGTGATAAGTCAGGTTTGGTTGGGTTTCTGACAGAAGCAATTGATAAAGTACTTAAGAAAGATGAAAAAGAGAAAGTAATCGAGTTACTATTGTATTATTGTACATTACTTGATGAAAACAGTCCATTGAAATTGACCTATGATATTACAAAAGATGACCCAGGCTTTGATAAAAATATGGGTAACAACAGCAAGCGACGCAAAATGGTTGGGGTAGCAAATGCTTGCATAGATTTTGGGTATGAAAGAATACCTGTCAGTTTACATGTTGAAGGAGATTTATAATCGAATATATACATTTGGTTGGGTTCGTATTGAGTAGAAAATAATTGAAAATCAACATAAAATCAGTAAGAGTATATACATTTGGTTGGGTTCGTATATACTCTTACTTACTTGCCTCTGATAATGTTACTAAGGTAACTAAGTGTTGGAAAGCCGAGAGAAGAAGAATCGGATGCCGTATCGAGATGTGACAGAGGCGCTAACTCTTTGATCTTGTCTGTCTTATTTCTTAATTTTATTGTTATTCATATCAGCGGTCTGTGAAGATAGCTGATATTTTAAGTTATTAGACTTTGATCGGTCTATTAACTACATAGGTAGACTTTCTAATATACTATGTAATTAACTAATTGTCAAATTATTAAAATCAAGTATATATGAAAGCAAATAAATTTATTGAACAGCGTGATAAACTATCAGCAGATATTACTAAGTATTGGAATATTATTTCTATTGAGAATGTAGTAAATCGTAATTATCAGCGTACTTACGATTTGAAAGAACTTTATAATACAATTAAAGGTCTTACAGATGATCGAGTAATTGTTAAATTAAAGATACTATGTATCAACATGGGTATAAAGAAATTTAGTGATTTGCCAGCTGATTGTAATCAATTGGATGTATTTAAGCTATGTGAATTGCAAGAAATGAAAGTACATCTAAGTCGTATACGAACTTTGAACCCTGTTCTTAAGTCTAAGAAAGGTAAAAAAGCTCTGAATAAGACTGAAGTTTTAACTTCAAACTGGGTTAAAGCACGAATAAAAGAACTCGATTTAGAGATTCTGAAATTAAAAGAGAAACTTACTAAGTTCAATGAAGAAACAGAATTTGATGATTCTGCTGCTCCAATGTGCTTAGCTGCTTAAAATATAACAAGGAAGCGATAGGGAGAGTACGTACGGGAAATCTTAAAATATTAACCTATTTAGCTTCCTTTAGTTTTTAACTATTAAAATCAATTGTTATGAATCAAGAAACTAGAAATAAGAAAAATGCTAAATACCAGCAAAACTTACAGAAACGTTATGGATTAACTAAGTCCTCAGATTATAAAACTATGTGTAGTAAAGGGATATCTTTGTCAGAAAATATTAAGCCTATGACAAAGGAATTTGTAACTACTCGTCGTCATGATAAGATAGTAAGTAGAGAAGTATATACTTATAAGTGGACTCCTGAAGCTACTAATGCACGAAAGGAGTATCATGAAGCTAAAAAAGGTATAGCTAGTATTCCTAAGAAACCTATACAGGTGTCTGATAAGAAGGATAAAAAACAGTTATTAGAAGAACGTCCTTATTCTGGTTACCATAAAGAATTGGTACAGAATCTATATGGTAGCAATAAAGCAGAACGCATTGCTAAACAACAAGCTTATAAAGCAGCTCATGAAGAGAAAATTAAGAAAGTAGCTAAACAACTTGCAGAGTTCAAGATGTCTAAGAAGCTACAGTATTTAGAACAAAGACCATATAAAGTAGTTATAGCTACTACAGACGATAAAGAGTTTAAGACAAGCTACTCTAATCTACCTATTGAACAACTTACTGAAGTAGTTACTAAATTGAATACAAAGTTATCCGATAAATATAGTAACTACGAGTCTATTACGATAGTAGATAGAGCAACTTTAGAAAAGAAATGCTTTGCTAAACATTTGCCAGAGATAAAGCAAGCAGCGTAGAGCGAAGAGACTTTTAGCAGGATAGTCTATAAAGAATCCTGCCTCTAGATTCTGTAGTTCAAGGGATAGAACAAAATTCTTCTAAAATTTAAATCTCAGTTCGAGTCTGAGCAGAATCACTACAAATTTATACGCTATGAAGATAAGAGGAAAAACAGTATATGTTTATGATATTGAAGTATTTCAAAACGTATTTCATTGTACTTTACTAAATACTGAAACAGAAAAATTAGTAAAATACGAATGTTCTGAAAGAAAAAACAATATTGAAGATATGTGTAAATTATTTATTACAGAAGACGCATACTTTGCGGGTTATAATAATACCCATTATGATAACCCTATAATAAATTATTGCATTGAGTTTTTCTCTAATTCTAAGTATACGTATAGTAAAATATGTAAATCTATATTCAATTTATCAAATATTATTACACAAGACAAAGATAATATTGATAGTTGGAAACGTTGGAAATATGCTAAAAATTTTCTAACATTAGATTTACTTACTATGTTATATAGTAAAGCGTTACGAGTTTCTTTAAAAGAAATGCAAGTAACAATGATGTATAAAAATGTTCAAGAATTTAATTGTGATTGGCAATCTCCATTAGCATTACAAGAAATAGATAATATGGTTAATTATAATATAAACGATGTATTATCTACTTATGAATTATTCAAACGATGTGAAAAAGATATCCAATTACGAATAAATATTGAAGATAATTACCATATAAACTGTCTTTCAAAAGATGGAGTAGGTATTGGAGTAGATATACTTCAAAAAGAATATATATCTAAAACAGGAATTGATAAAAAACAATTAGAAGAACTACGTAGTCCAATGGATTTTATACCATTGAAAGACGTAATACTTCCTAATATTGAATTTAAAAACCAAATACTTAAGAATTTATTAACTGAAATGAAAAGTTTAACTGTTTCACCAGGTAGAAATGGTTGGAATAAAAAATTTTTATTAAATAATTTAGAAATTTCTATTGGAGTTGGTGGCATACACAGTATAAATCAACCTGAAATAATAATTCCAAAAGAAGACGAATTATTATTAGATTCTGATGCTAATTCACTATATCCTAGTCTAATTATTCAATACGGTTTTATTCCACCTCATTTAAATAAAGAAGTATTTTTAGATATATATACCAAAATATATACAGAAAGAATAGATGCTAAAAAAGCTAAACGAAAATTAGAAGCAGATACTAAGAAATTAACTTTAAACTCTGTTACGGGCAACTATCAAAATGAATATAGTTGGTTATATTCTCCATTCGCAGTTTTGCAAATTAGAATGAATGGTCAATTACTGCTTTTAATGCTCTGTGAGAAGCTTTTAGAATTAGGAGCTACTATTTACCAAGTAAATACAGATGGTGTTTTATACAGCATTAAAAAAGCTAAATATAATGAATTACAGCAAATTATTAAAAACTTTGAAAAAATAAGTAAATTAACATTTGAAACTGAAGAATTTGAATGTTTTTATCAATTAGCTGTAAATGATTATTTTGGTAAACAAAAAGATGGTATAAAAGAAAAAGGAACATTTTTAACTAAAACTATTTTAGGAAAAGGGTTAACTCCTACAATTATACCATTAGCTGTAGAAAAATTCTTTCTTGAAGGAATAAAACCACAAAACTTTATTCCAACTATTAAAGATATTACTAAATTTTTAATATCTGAAAAAACAGGTAAACAATGGACAGTTGAATACAATGGTATAAAACAACAAAGAATAAATAGATTTTATGCATCAACAAATGGATATTTTTTATACAAATGGAAAATTGAAAATGGAATAAAGAAATATCAGAATATGTTAACAGCATCTGGTATTACTTTACTAAACAATTTTGATGATTTAAAAGATGATCCTAAAATAAATTATAATTATTATATAACAGAAGCTAATAAAATAATAGCAACCTTAAAAACAAAACAACTAAGTCTGTTTTAACAGATTTTTATCATATTGTATCAAGAGACTGGTTCATAAAGTACTATATTATGATACTAGAATTAGATACAACATTATTAGATATTTTTGGAGAAATATCAATTAATCAGTTAGTATTTTTAACTCTTGTGTTGAATGATAATCAAAGTAATAATCAAGACGTTCACAAGTTTCTCAGCCGAATAAGTGAAAACGACATACAAGAGTTAATCGACAATGACCTTATCTCCTTTACTACTTCAGGAGATAATAAAATTTATAGTCCTACAGAAAAACTATTATCAAGTACAAAACAAGATAAGACATGGTTTGATGAGTTCTATGAAGTATTTCCAGTGTATGTTTTAAGACCAGATGGTACTAAAGGTTTTTTACGATCTAATATAAATAAATGTCGTAAAGAATATAACCGTATTGTAGGTAAATCTAGAGCAATGCACGAACACCTTCTTCAATGTCTTCAATTTGAAATTGAAAACAAAATGATAACTGGTAAAATAGGTTATATGAAGACGATGTGGAAATGGCTCACTCAACATGAGTGGGAGGTTATTGAAGAGCAAATGAGTTATGAATCTGAAATACCTGTAAGTTATGGAGAATACGGAACAGAATGCCGTTAAAATACTACCTTTTGAGTCAATATCTCAGGTAGCAAATAAATCCATAAACTACATTAAAGCTAGAAAAAATCATAGTATAGTATCATTAAAAACCAGATGGGATAAGTTCAATAAAGCCACTGGTGGAATTGAACCAAATATGATATTTACTATAGCTGGTATATCAGGTAGCGGTAAGAGCTCAGTTGCAAATATGTTAGTAATGGATTTGATTGATCTTAATCCTAATCAGGATATCGTAGTATTATACTTTAGTTTAGAAATGGTAGACTACAGAAATGTTGGTCGTGTAATAAGTAATAAAACTAAGAAAACTGTATCTGAATTATATAGTTCAGTAGAAACACTTAGTGATGAAGACTTATTAAAAGCTGAATCGGCAGCTGAAACCATTAAGAAATACAATATATACTTTGTTGATAAAGTATGTAATGTAGAAGAAATAGGTAATACTATAGATTACTTTCATAATACTGTGGCTAACGGTCGTTGGCTAATAGTAGTATTAGACCATGTTCTCTTAGTAAATGGAGAAGGTGGAGAAAGAAGTACAATAGTCGATTTACAGAAAATGTTTATACAGAAGAAAAAACTTTCTAACACTAGTATAATACAGCTTTCACAGATGAATCGTAATATTGAAAGTCCTGATAGAATTAATAATCCAAGCACTCACTTTCCAATGAGAAGTGATTTATCAGCATCTGATGCAATATTTCAAGCTAGTGATTTTGTTATTGCTGTTCATAGACCAGAGATACTTAATCTAGCTATATATGGAGTACGTCGTCTACCTGTAAAAAATAAGGTTTATATGCATTTCTTAAAAGTAAGAGATGGTGAACCATGTATATTAGAATTTGAAAACGAACTTCAATATGGCAATCTAATTGAAACAAATACTGCAAGTGCTGAAGAACAAAAAGTAGTATTTAAACAAATTAAAAAAGGCTGATTATGAAAGGTTTTACAATTAAACTTCCGAAACAAAACATTGACCCTCAGGGTTCTTTGAAAAATCGTATATTAAACGAAGTTAAAAACCGCTTACCGTTTGCTAAATGGTATGGAATTCACACTCCGGAAGATCCGGAATACAGTGTATCATATGCAGGTCCTGAAGACTTGCTATGTTTTGGATGCAATCGAAATGCACATTTCTCTGCATTCAATAAAAAATATTATCGACCGACATGTTCATATGATAATTCACTCACATGTCCGTTCGCAAATCGAGCATTTAAATTGCGTCAATATGATGCTATTTCAGAATTTGATTTAGCGTTGAAACGACTAGCAGAATATGCTAAGATCATGGAAGACTATGAAGAAGATCGTGGTTACGATTTTACTTACATGGGTCAATCTGTACGTATTTACCAGAAGTTTATTCAAATTGGTTATACAATCATTCCTATTGATAATCCTAGTCTGTTTTTGAATAACTATCGTAAAGCAGATAAAAATAATATAGTAAATGTTATTATTAATATTAGTAACAGTACTACTGTTAATAATATTCTTAACAATGAATAACGAATAACTTTACATTGTGTAAAATTTCAGTTTTTGTCAGATAATTTCAGAATCTCACAGGTAAAGCATTAACCTATTTTAATATGTTAATACTACCAAAAGAGAAAAACAAACCAAAGGTTAATAATCCAAGATTTTTAATCCTATTTGGTAAACCAAAATCAGGTAAAACTACATTATTATCTAAGCTTGATAATTGTCTTATAATTGACTTAGAGGGAGGTTCAGAATTTCTAGAAGCTCTCTCTATTCAAGCTCGTACTATTGAAGATTTAGGTAATATATCTAGAGCAATTAGTGAAGAAATCGCTACAACAGGAAAGAAACCTTATAAATATATTGCTATAGATAATGCTACTAGACTCGAAGAAATATGTTTAGGATATGCTAAAGTTCTGTATTGTCAGACACCAATGGGTAAATCTTATAAGGGAGATGATGTTCGTACATTACCAAATGGTAGCGGATATCTCTACTTAAGAGAAGCAGTTAAAAAAGTAATAAACATGTTTAAAAATCTTTGTGATAATTTTATTCTTATAGGTCATACTAAAGATAAAATGATTAATAAAGATGGTGAAGAGCTTATAGAAATGGCTATAGATTTAGTTGGAAGACTAGGTGATATAGTGTGTGGTGAAGCAGATGCTGTTGGTTATGTCTATCGTAAAAAGAATGAAACTATTATATCTTTTGAAGGTGGAGATAATTCAGTAAGAGAGGCTAGAGCTCCCCATTTGCGAGGTAAAAAGATAGTTATCGCAGAAAGCGATGAAAATAATGTTATTAAAGTTCACTGGGATAAAATTTATTTAGACGAGTGTGCAGCCTGATTTAAAAACTTAAAAATATTGAAATTATGACATATAGTAAAGAACGTGCAGCAAGTATTAGCAAAAGTGATATTAAGTATATTTCCGCTGGTATTATTGAAAATGTAGTATTGAAGAGTGTAAAAACAGAGGTTTCTCCTAATGGTAATCAATTCTTAGAAATTGTTTTTGAGAAAGATGGAGCAACATTAACTCATACAGAATGGAAACCTACACTTGGTGGATTTGTAACTACAGAGGAACAGCTTCAAACAAAAATGGATAAACAGTATTCTCGTATGTTGCAGATACTTAACTGTTACTATAAGGATGAAGAGCTTGACTTTAATGGAGAAAGCTTTGAACAGTTTGCTCAGTGGATTACTGATATGCTGAACAAAGTAGATAAGAGTAAAAAACTTAGAGCGAAAATAGTATATAATGATAAAGGATATACTACTTTGCCTAATTATGCTAAGTATACTTTTATTGAGCCTATGGAATTGCCAGAAGGTCAATCATCTTCTATTACTACGCTAAATATTGACCAATTTACAAAGCCTGTTGTAGCAGATAAAGAAGTAAAAAACGATAACCCGTTTAGTGCAACTTCATCTACTACTAATACACAAGCTTTTACAGATAAAACAGACGATCTACCATTTTAATATAAAGTAGATCATTATTAATAAATAAGGGTAGTGTAAAAGCTACCCTTATTCTTTTTTAATCATTAAAATAAATCATCATGGTAGAAATAGAATATATTCAAGATATAGAAAAAGATCAACCTGCAAAGTCTAGTGCAAAAGAACAGAAGTTAAAAGATCCTAAAGATTTAACTACAGAAACTCAAGATACTGATGCATCTGAAGCTACAGAGCATGATGAACAAATTGAAAATCAAGAAGACAATATATATGAAGATAGCACCTTAGTTAATCATAATACAGATGTTCATGATTTAAAGCCTGGAAATAGATTTTATGGTAGTATAAAATATAATAATTCTAAAGGAAAACAACAAGCACAACAAGGTATTTTCTTAGTATTAACTTCAGAGGTAAAAGGAAAGAGAGGGCAATCTCGAGAATATACTATTACAAATTGTACTGGACAAGAGTACAAAGTGTGTAGTGGAGCTATTAAAATAGCTAATATAACAGATCTTAAAAAAAAGAAACAAATAGAGAAAAAAGCACTAGAACAATTTGGAAGTAAAACAGAAATCAAAGAATTACTTAACAAATTAAAAGAAGAATTTGAAAAGAAAGAGAAAGAAGAAAAGGAAAAAGAAGAATTGAAGAAAATTCAATTTTCATTTAGTTCACTAGAACCAGAAGACAAGCTTAAAAATCTAATTAAAGCAGGTATGAATAATATCTGGATGGTTGGTCCAGCTGGTTGTGGTAAATCAACTATAGCTCGTAATACAGCTAAAGAACTGGATGTCCCTTACTTATGCATCTCTTGTGGTATTGGTACTTCTGCAACAGAATTTACAGGATATAAATATCCTACTCGTGAAGCAACTAAGTTTGCTGAATTCTATGCTAAGAAGTCAATAATCCTTATAGATGAGATGACTGCGCTCGATCCATCTGTAGCACAGGTTATTAATGCAGCATTAGCAAACGGTGAAATAGAGACTACTACAGGTACTGTCTTACGACATCCTGAATGTATTATTATTGCTACATCAAATACTTTTGGTAATGGAGCAGACCGTCAGTATGTTGCTAATAACCAGTTAGATGCTTCAACAATTGACCGTTTTACTGGAGCAATAATTGAAGTAGATTACTCTGTTAAATATGAGTCACAATTTGATCACGAAGTAGTAGATTATATTTATTTACTACGCAACTGTATTAAAATAAATTCATTACGTCGTATTGCTTCTACTCGTATGATTCAAGCAGCAGAAAAGATGAAGAAAGTAGGTATGTTAGACTGGAAAGATATGCTTATCATCAACTGGTCTGATACTGAAAAGAATATAGTAAAACAATATATTCAAAAAGTAGAAGAAAATAAAACTAAACAAAGTACTGCTTCAATAATTGAAGCTATACGTAAAGATTTTTCAAATTCTACTGTAACAGCAAAATTTAAAACGGCAGCGTAATGAAAAAACTGAATTTAAATATTAATATAAATTCATTAGATGAATTTTATAGAGAATGTGACAATATTGAAGGAGGTAATCCTGCTGAAATAAATAATATTGAAAGTAACGATGATCCTAGTTTTAGAGGATTATCTACAGCAGAAATATATGATTCTAAATATAGTTATACCAAAGGTCTAGATAATTTAAAGAAAATAGAAAAGGATATAAACCTAGGAGGTCGTAAACATAAATATAAATACGATGATTCTGATGGAGATGATATGAACTTTGATCGGTATATAGAAGGTCTACCTTGCCTAAAGAAAAGAATACCTACACATGGTATAGGTACTGGTAAGTTCGTTAAGCTTCATATTTCTATATGTGAGAATTGCTGGTGTTCAGCTGAAAATCTTATGATTCGTGCATATACTGCTATGAGAATAATAGATATGCTAGAATCCCAAGGATATCGTGTTCAAATATCTGCATATGCAGATAATGAAGATCCTGGTTATTTTAACGGAGAACCTATGGGATTTCTTGGAGTTGAAGTTATAATTAAAAAGTTTGAAGATCCTTTAATTAAAGGACAAATACTTACAGCAATATCTCCTTGGTTCTTTAGATACTGGATGTTTAAATTCTGGAATGCTAAATTTAAAATGAATTGGGGATACGGACATTCAGTTAGACCGATGAAGAAAGAAACAACTTCTGATATCTACATTCAGACAGGTGAAGCTTTAACTGATGAAGATGCAGAACGAACTATAAAAAGAATATCGAAACTATTTGATAAAGAAGAATAGTTTCAACTACTAGGAGGATTTGTAACAATCCTATATGGCACTATCAATTTAAGGATATTAGATAATTTATGGAAGCGTGAGCCTGCACAGCAGAAATAAAAATCTATCTCTGGATAGGCGTGGTTCGATTCCACGACTAGTAGCAAACTAAAACAGATTGCATATGTATAGTAGAAAGCGAGCAAAACTCCCAGATAACATTACTCTAGATTGGATACTTTCTAAAGTAACAGAATATGATATATATGCAAAATATATAGGTCAATTTAAAGTAGGTATGATATACAATAGTCCATTTAGGAAGGATAAAAATCCATCCTTTGGTATTTACTATAGTAAACGTACTAAACAACTACTTTTTAAAGATCATGGAACAGGTGAATGTGGTAATGTAATTAAATTTGTATCATTATTTACTGGTAAAACAGAATATAATGATATACTATCTGATATAGTAGATAAGTTAAACATTACTAATAACACCAAACTCGTTAGCTCTAAGCAATATATACCGCCAACTGAAACAGTAATTGGTGTAGTACGTCAGGAATTTACTGATATAGATATCAATTACTGGAAACAGTTCAATATTTCTATAAATACTCTAAAGAAATTCAATGTAAATAGTATTAAATATTATTTATGTAATGGGATAGTAAAGGGTACTTATAAACGAGAAAATCCAATGTATGCATATAAGGTCTATAACAACTTTAAGATATATAGACCACTAGCAGATAAATATACTAAGTGGAGAAACAATCTTACAGACTATGATATCCAAGGCTATGAGCAGTTGCCTCAAAAAGGTGATATACTATTTATCACAAAGTCCATGAAAGATGTTATGTGTTTGCATGAGATGGGTATACCAGCAGTTTCTCCATCTTCAGAGAGTACATTTCTACCTAAAGACGTATTAGAGCAACTTAAGACGCGTTTTAAGCGTATTATAATACTTTTTGATAGAGATGTGGCTGGAGTAAAAAGAAGTCGCAAATTAAGCCGAGAAACAGGCTTAGAAGCAATATTTATTAACAAAAAATTCAAAGCTAAAGATGTATCTGATGCTGTTAAAGCAAACAGCTTTGAAGAAATAAAAAATTGGTTAGATGAAACTATTAAAAACTATAGGTAAAATAGTAGCATTACCTCTTGATTTAGTACTTACTGCTAGTAAGTTATTATTAACACCGTTTGTAGCTATTAGTAAATTATTACATGGTGAGTTTTCTGAATGGAGTAAGAAGTTTAAGTTCTTATTAAATGCAATAAGAGAAATGTTTAAATCGCTAAAAAATGGAACCGATTATACATTTTCATTAGATATTACCTACATAGATAGTAATAAGAAAGTATTTACACGAACTGAACGTATAGATTTACTTGAAGATACTATTAATCACGTCGTTAATTACTATGAAACAAATACTAAACAAAAAAGTGCGTAATGCTACTAAACAAGAAATAGATGGAATAGTATTTCGATCTAAGTTAGAAGCTTATACATATTAGAAACTAAAGGAAGCAGGTATATCAGCTGAATATGAACAACATAGGTATACCTTACTTCCTAAGTTTGTATATAATAACTCTACAGTTAGAGCTATTACTTATTTACCAGACTTTGTAGGAAATAGTTTTGTTATAGAATGTAAAGGATTTGCTACAGATTCTTGGGCAAATAGAGAAAAACTATTCAAGTATTATTTAAGCTTGAATGAACCAGATACTAAGTTTTACTTAGTAAAGAATAAAAAACAAGTTGATGAATTAATCAACAAATTAAAATCTTAAATTTTTAGATTATGGCAAAGAACGAATTTATTAAAATAGAAGAACAGATAATTGCAAAACCTAAAGGTGCTGATTATGATTTGATACCTGGTAAAGTATATGATCTGAGTTGGAATAGATGGGAAGATTCACCTATATTCAAGGAAAATGGTGAATTAAATCTACCAAAGAAAGTCTATTCTACTAAAACAGATGATATATTTAAGAAGCGTATTATAACCTATTTTAATAAAGCAAATACAAATACTACTGGTGTAATGCTAGCTGGTACTAAGGGTACAGGTAAGACTGTAATGGCAAAAATATTAGCTAAGGAATCAGGTTTACCTATTATTGTAGTTAATCCTGATTATCCAGAAAGTAAACTTATTAAGTTTTTTAAGTCCTTTACTACTCCAGTATGTGTTTTGTTTGATGAAGTTGAAAAGAACTTCAAAACTGAGTATATGTTAGATTTCTTAGATGGAGTTGAAAAGACTGTACAGAAACTAGTAATTATGACTTGCAATGACTTAAGCCAAGTTAGTCAGTATATGCAAGATCGTTGTTCACGTATTCGCTATTTACGTCGATATTCTCCTGATGAAAATGCTGCATTCTTACCTATGCTAGCTGATGATTTTGGTATTAAGAACAAGGAAGAAGTAGTAAAATTCTGTAAAGAAAATATTAAACTACTTTCTATGGATAATATTGTTTCTTTCATGAGTGAAGTCAAAATGCTAGAGGATGAAGATATTAGCCTTCAAGAAATCATAAACATTATGAATATCTCTACTGAAAACATACCAACTAAAGTTAGTGATACTGTAGAATACGATGATGAATGTGATGACTGTGACGAATGTAATGATGGATATGACGATTATGAATGTTGTTGTGCAGCATGAAAACAAATAAGGCTAGATATATTCTAGCCTTTTAACTTATATAAACATGAAAATATGCGGTATAAGTGATATACATGGTAATCTCATTGAGAATATACCTGAGTGTGATGTACTATGTATATGTGGTGATATAGTAACATTAAATGCTCAAAGAAATATTGAAGCATCTAAACATTGGTGGGAAACAAAATTCATAAAATGGATAGATAAATTACCTTGTAAGAAGGTAGTTGTCATACCAGGTAATCATGATTTTTACTTAGAATATAAGTATAAATTAAATGAATGGAATTCTTTTAAAGATTATATGCAAGTTTTATCTAAAGGCAAATTAGTATTTCTTATAGATGAAATGTATATATATGAAGGTATTAAATTCTACGGATCTCCTTGGATTAAACCAATTGAATTTCAAGAGGATAGATGGGCATTTAGTAGATTTGATACTTATGAAGATATACCACAGTGTGATATACTACTAACACACGATAATCCATTTTGTAATGAAGCTCTAGATGTTTTCTCCTTTGGAAAGAGTAAATATCATTTATATGGGCATTGGCATGATGGATCTAGTGATATAAATTCTGGAAGATACAATTGTTCTAGATTGAATAATTGTTATAGTTTTAAAAAGAATTATGAATTTGTAGTGTTAGATATTATGACAGAAAAAGAAAAGAAACAAGTAGAACAAGCATTCTTAGATAAACTTATTAGTCAAGCATACAATAATAATGTAGCAGATTGGCTTAAGACGTTTAAAGAAGTTGAACTACAACAAGATAAAGAAGATGAACTAGTTTGGGATACTTCGGCAGAAGTTCCTGAGTCAGCTGTAATTAGCGACATGGAGGATTAAGTATGAATAAGATGGTAATTGATACTCCTTACTATGAGGATATGTCTCGTTACTCTAATAGTGATATTGGATATTTTCTTAAAAATGGACCGAAAGGTTTAAAAGATTACAAAGAAGGTAAGATAGCAAAGTTAGATTATAGCTTTCTTGAAAAAGGAACTATGATACACGAATACTTACTTCAACCAGATGAATTTTGGAAGGATTATATTATTCTTGATTTTGCAACACCTAAAGTAAAACAGCAAAAGGATTTATTAGATGAGTATCATAGACTTATGCAAGTAAATCCATTGGAATCTCAAGATAAGCTTAAACTATCTGCTTATAAAAAAGCTTATAATAATAAGAAATCTGATGAGAAATGTATTGAAGAAGCTGAAGATCTTATTATGATTTATCAAGATTACTTAGAATATCTAAGTAAAGTAGATGAAAACAAAAAGATAATTAGCTTTGCCGATTTACAAATGCTCAAAAAGATAAAAGAGAATATTCAGAATCATAAAAAAGCGAATGAGCTGTTGTTTAATTTACCATCTACTTTTGAAACTCATAATGAGTTCCATATTAATTGGGAAGTAGAAAAGTTTCACAATATCAAATGTAAATCTCTATTAGATAGAGTGTGCTTTGATCATGTCAATAAGAAGATAATTCTTATTGACTTAAAAACTACTGTAAATGTATACAATTTTAAACATTCAGTAGAAGAATACGATTATTATAGGCAAATTGCTTATTATGGATTAGCAATCCAATGGTATATGCAAGAAGTATTAAATCTTAATTCTGAAGAATATGATTTTGAAGCATATATTATTGCAATAGGTAAAGATGCTAACAATGAGATTAGAGTATTCAATATGAAAAATGATACTACTCTCAATGAAAAGATCGCTTCAATATCAGAAGCTCTCCGAAGAATCTCAGAACATATCAGTACAGATCAATGGGACCATACACTTGAGTATTACGAAGGTGATGGAACAGAAGAACTGTAATGATAATTGGAAATAGAACATTAACTACACGTTATATACTTCCTTTTCTATTTGATTCTAATAAACTGTTTAATGATAAATATAAGTTTGCAAATGCTTATATTTCTGATATTAATAGACCTCATTTAGATAGTCATATATTTGTTTTATTTGAATATGATACTAATATATATAGTAGTGTTAATAATTATATGAAAGAAAACAAATATTTATATGATAGTAAACTTATATCTATTAATGGTATCTTATATCAAGAGTATATATTTGTAATTCCAAATGAATATAAAAATGTTATTCAAACTATTAAAGATGGTTTCTATAATGATATATCTTATGAATATAAAGAAAAGATTATTCTCTTTTGGAAAAATATATGCTTAAGCTATCTAAAAGGATTGTTAGAAACAAAACATGATATTACAGAGTACAAAAGTTTAGAAGAAAAGGGAGAAATAGTAGGTGAAGAAGATCCACCTGCAAATGAAATAAACTTTTGGACAAGAAATATTTTTGCTTATTAGTTATATTTATGGGTATAAAAAAGCCGTAGAATCTGTGAAGACCTACGGCTTTATTTTTAATCATTACTATTAGTTGTCTTATCTAATTGACTATCTAAGTATTCCCATTTAGTTCTAATATCTTTTGATTCCCATATTCCTCTTAAACCAGGAACAGATTTTATTAACGTTCTCTACCATTTAGTCATTTCTTTATATGGACCTTTTTTAATTTCTTCATCATCCCAATTATTCTCAATAGAGAATGGATCTAATAGTTTTACAAGATTACTAAAGTTTTCTACAGGTGCTATTGCAGCAGAAGGAGATTTAATTTGATTAAAGAAATCCATAGGATTATATTCAGCTCTTTCTTCAAAACTCATTCCTGCTACTCCATAACCAATTAACTGTAATAAGTATTCATCTTTATCATTGTCTGCCATTGGTTTTAACCAGATAGCTGATAATATAGAATACATCATTACTAGGGCTATCTATATAGCTGTTCTTCTAAAATTATATGATTCAATACTGTCAATACCTTTTCTGTGTTTTTTTCTACTTTCTTTATCTTTACGATATTTTATACTGTTATATATATTATATGCAAATTTATATAGAACTCTAAACGTAGATTTATATTTAGCTTCTATATAATCTTCTACATATGGGTTATACTATCTTGTAGTTAAAAAGTTATCTTCAAGATTATTAATAAAGAAAGAACGATGCATGAAAACTGCTGCTCCAAAAGCGTTAGTCATCATCTTAGTCTTATCTTCTGTAGATAACACACCGTCGATACGATTAGTTAAGAATTTAGCTATATTTTTAACAGAATTCTACAAATTCTAATCATTAATTAAATCAGAATATTTATTATACTTACTTTTTATAGACAATTTGCCGTCTTTTACTTCATAAACATCTAACAAAGTAAATGTATTGATTCTATCAAATTCTTTACTGCCTTTCTTATAATCATTAGGGTAATACTAACGTATATACTGTCTTCTAGATGATATACTATTCATTTGAGGAATATATTTATAGTCAGCATATACAGCGTTTACTACAGGAGCTTTAACTATATAATCTACAGCACTCCATCCACCCCATATTAAGTATTTTCTAAATACTCTAAAAGCACGATTGTACTATAAGTATTCTACTTTAGAACTTACATCTCTTGCAATTTCATTATGTTCTAGTATAGCTAGACTAAGGTTATTGTGTTTAGCATCTCCTAAATGATATAACATATTAGGTATATTAAAAGTGTTAGTAGCTAAAGACTTAAAATATTCTTTACTACTAAAATACCTACCAGCTAAAGCTTCCACTACTGATTTATGAATACCCTAAAATAACGCTTTAGTAATAGCAGGAACGTTATTACCTAAGTTAGAAGCAGTAGCATAAGCTCTAATATTATCTAATATTTTAGTGACGGATATATTATACCCTAGCACATTTACTGCGATAGGTCTTTTATACTAACCATATAAATTCATATCTAGAAAATCCTAGTATCTTTTATATAAGTTACTCTTATCTCCAGTAATATCTTGTTTAGATCTAGTGGTAAAATTAAACTTAGTAAAATCTCTTTTAGCTATTTCATTCTTTATTAGCTCAAAATCAGCTTGTTTTTCATTCTTTAGACGATAGTTCTCAGCCATCCTAGAATATTCAACTAACATATCTACTAAGTTTCTGGAAATATGTTCAGGATTATCTAGAGCTTTTACATAGTGCGTCGGTACAAACTACAATTGAGATCCGTCTGGTTTCTAAGTAAAGTTATCTAGACTGTATTCAGCATCGTCCTACTTAGCTATAATATTATCTAAAGCAAAAGATTTTATACCTTTAGCAAACTTATTACCTCTAGTAGTAAAATCAACTATATCTCCAGTAATCTGTGGTAATTTATAGCTTTCACGCTTCTTTAAAAAGCTAATTTTAGCATTAGCTTCGTTCATAGTATTTACTATTAGATTATATATCTCTTTTTTCTACTTAGTGTTTGTGGCTTCTTTAAAAGCTTTTGTATTATCATATAATGATTTCTTTGGCTGATAGTATTCAGGATCTTCAAAGTTATAGTTTTTATTGACTAATTCTGAATCTTTATCTAATTCCTAATTCATTCTACTTAATCTCATTTCTACATACTAAGTATCTTTAGGAACTAACATCTTATAGTAAGATACAGGGCCAGGTTTACCATTTATCCAGGTATGAGACTTTTCAAACCATTCATCATATTCTTTTGTACCTAAACTTTTATACTTCTTTTTATCTGCATAATATTCAGGTGTTTCTACTATTTTAGCTACCTTAGAAAACTCAGAACTACTTCCTTTATGTTTACTGTATAACGCATTTAACTCTATATCTATATCTAATAATCTAGCTTTTACTTCTTCCTATAGTTTATAAGCATCTGTTAAAGGCTAATTATTATTTCTACCTAGGCTTAATAGTTTTCTTCTTTCTTCTGTTAAATCATCATACTTTTGCTAATCTTCTCCCATATTAGCTCTTTCCAAACTCTAAAGTAGATTAGTAAATTCTTCAGTATACTAATAGCTAATATTACGCTGCATCCATTTATTGAATAAATCTTCTGACAATTTCTATTTCTTTTGATCTATTATATTCTATATTTCTTCTTGAGAATACTTAGTTGATTTAATCTTGCCTTGACCAATAGTTTCATAAAACTTCTGCAAGTCTTCTGCTATTTCCTTATCTTCTCCAGTCTTAAGTTCTCCATTTTGATAATAATCATTAGCCAAGTTTCTTTTTACTGAGTAAAGACTATCTAACTATAACCATTGTTTATTTGTAAGACGTTCTAAATGTGGTCCAGTTTCGTCAGTAACGTCTTCGATCAAAGTGTTTATTTCAGTGTTAACCTACTTTAGGCGCAATCTAGTATTTGGATGCAATTCGTTATACGCTCTATAATACTCTGGTTTAAATTTACGTTCACAATGCTACTCTAACCACTCTTCTTTTTCTTTGAGATAGTTATAATAGTCTTCTAATTCTAAAGCTGCATAGTTATTATCTACTACTCCATACTTTGAATCTAGATCTGATAAGAATTTCTTCATATCCTATCTAAATTGTCCATAATTTCTATCTCTAACTAAGTATCCAGTAGTATTACCATTATTATCTTTTTCAAAGTAAAGTAAGCAATCCTTTCTATCAATTTTATCAAACTCTCTTATCAACGTTTGAGCTTTATCGTTAGCAAATCTACCCACTTCATTATTGATATCTGTCATAAGTCTATGAGCTAGTCTGATAGCTAAATCATCTACAGACTTAGTACTCTATAATATTACACGCAGATAATTAATATCAGAATTAGAATTGTTAAGTCTATCATTAATATAAGATTCTACATCTTCACTAGGTACTTTATACGCTTCTGAATACTACTTAATTAAAGTTTCTACTTTACTCTTTAAAATACTGTCATACTTACCAGATATTTCTAAGTAAGCTCTATAAATTAGGTTTAATCTAGTATTTAACTAATTGTGTGTATCTTTATCTAGATCGCTGAAGTATCCTTGTAGATTTAATCTCTTGTTGATTTCATTAATCATAGGACTATAGAAATCTAGAAAGTCATTCTAGAACTAAAGCAAACGTTCATTACTGATTAAATCAGGATTCATATATGCATTTCTAATACGCTTTACTACTGGTTTAAATGCTACTGAAGATTCTTTAATAAAGTCAATTAATACTTGTACATCTTCACCTTTCTAAAGCATATCATGATACATATCAATCTGCTGCTGTAGTTTAGCTAATTGTAATGGTGGATAGTTTTGAGTTCTTAAAGATCTATAGCGACCATTTAAACCACTCATAATCTTATCTAGTATCTTTTTGCTATCTTTAGATAACTTATTCAGTTCTGGATCACTATCTTCCATATAGAATATACCATCTCCAAGTCTGTTTATATCTGGGTTACTATTTCTATCTTCAATAATATCTGATATTTCATTGATAAGTTTTACAGAAGTGTACCCTTCTATTTTATTGGCTAATTTATTCAATCTTAACGCTTTAACTATGTTAGATAAGAATTTACGCCATATAGACATATCATGTTTACCCACTAAATCTCTAAAAGCAGTATTAGACATTATTTCAGATATGAATTCTTTGGGTGATTTTAATCCATAATAAAGTCCTTTACGAGGATATTCTTTCTAATGGAATTTATTGATAAGCTTATTGTAAATACTATCTACATTGGATCTAAAAGTACTATTATTATCATATTCTGATACAGTATAAGCATGAATTAGCTCATGATTGAAATGTTTAGTAATATCTTCTGGAGATTCTCTATTAAAAGTTTTATCTAATACTTCTATTGTATTTATATTAGCATTATAAGCCATAGCTCCACCTAATTCACTCACTAGCTTTACTTTTATATTCTTTAGAAAGTCTGGTGAGAACTACTATACTAAATCTTTTGAGAATTGATTTTGATAATATAACTCACTATTAATCATATTAGACATAGTATCATTAGCATTTGTTTCAGTAAACTATTGAGGAAACATAGCAGCTTTCATATCAGTACGCTATTCTACTTCCTAAGGTACATAATGCTAAATCATAGCCTTAATAGCTAATTCCCGGTTGCCATTAAACTGTTTTAGATACTACAGAAATACAGTAGACTAAGCTCCATCAGGAGCCTAGTCAATTGCATAACCATTATTTTCAGATACTATATAATATGCAGCATCTTCGCTGCCTAGCACAGTAGCTAATTCATCTACTGCTGCTTTAACTTCTTTATTTTTTAAATTCAAACACTGCATAATTATTATCCATTACATTCGTTCTTTCTTTGTTTACCTAATTCTGCTAAGTTAGCAACGCTCTAATTAAAGTTTATATCAAGTTGTTTTGGCAGATTCATAAAATTATTTACATTTAATTTAGTAAATAGTTTGGTTACTACTACTTTAACAGATTTGTTTCCACGATAGTATTCTATTATATCACCTACTTTAACCTTACTCCAATAATCCATATGACCATCAGAACTATATCTAGTTGTAGCAGTTCTCTCACCATTCATTATAGCTTCTATAGTAGAAGTAGATTTAATATCTGATCTTTTATTGTCATTGTAATCGAAATTCATCTAACCTCTAAAGTCAGCTTTTACATTTTGATCTTCTGCTAATTTAAATTCTACTTGATAAGCGTCATTATTTTTCAACATTTTAGGTAATACATTAGATTTAAAATATTCTTCGCTCCACCCTTCTTTCTTAGACCATTCTTCTATATGTTGTTGCTATTTATCTGTATTAGCTGCATTTGTAGGTGCTTCTTCTACAGTAGTTTCTTTAGGAAAAGTTACTCTATATACATCTTCAATAGCCTATCTGCCATATTCGTTTATTTCTCTAGTTCCGATACCAGCAAAATTGTTAGTGAGTGCAGGAGTATCTGATTTAGACCACTTTCCGTCTATATTTTTATACCACTATAATCTCTTCTGATCAAATACGTATACAGGTTTTCCAGCCTATATAGCCATTTCTACAGCATAACCTGTACCTCCTGTAACAGCTACATGAGATGCCAACCTAGTATTATTTTTTTTATTCGGGAATAGCTTCTATCCTTTATTGACCATATTGCCTATAGCAAATACAGCATCTGAATATTTAACCTATGCCCAGTTTCTAATTAATCTAGGATCTTTCATAGTAGAGTATTGGTATCCGTAATTGGCTTTGGCAGCTTGTGCTACTTTATATCTACCCTCTTCATAATCTTCATTGCTAATTTCAGTATTACCAGCAGGAGCGTTATATTGAGAAGTTTCTCCAGTGTAGTAATGTTTTGATATTACTCCATATTTTTCACCTATTTCTCCCCATACACTATCTGAACCCTAAGCGCCACCTGAATGATTAATATAGGTAGATGAAACATTTTTAGCAGGAATATTCTCATTATTTATATGATTATTTAATTCTATTAATTTACTCCTTAAATATTCATATAATTTAGGAGTACGCTGTTTACTAATATTAGCTATTTTACTATTAAAGAAGCCATCTCCACTTGGAATAGTAATATTATCGAAGTCTCCGCTATCCCATAAGAATTTTATATCTTCTATTTCATCATCAATAGTTTCTTTAAATATAGCAAAATCATTATCAGTCCATCTGGCTTGATTAACAGACATATTAGGATGTTTTCTATAGAAATACTTCATAGTACTTATAGGCGCAGCATTATTTAATCCTCTTAATACAGCAGTTGTAGGATTATTTTCAGATCCAAATCCACCATTACCGTATTTAGTTTTGTACCAACCATCAGATATTACTTTACCACCAGAAGTTCTATCTGTATTATCAGTGAATATGTACAATGTTCTAGGATTATTGATAGCTTCTTGTCTGTTATATCTACTAATACTTCTGCTAATCTTATTTTTATTATCAGACTGTACTTCTGTATTTTCTACGACTACTGGATTATTCAATTTATTATCTGTCACAATGTATACATTTTCTCTAGCTCTAGATACAACTACATACTTAAGCTATTGTTGAGTATCAGTGTCAAACTTAGCACCAGTAATAGTATCATAATATATCATAACTTTGTCATATGTACCACCCTGTGATTTATGAATAGTATGAGCATACCCATAATCTATGGACTTCCTAATCTTAAGTCTACCATTTTCCTGATAATCTTTCATAGTTATAGTATTCAACTTAATATTAGATAAAGCCTTTTGAGCAATGCGTACAGTATCAAAATCTCTAGACATAAATGCTTTAGATATCATCTTATTAATGCTTTCCATTTCATTAGCTATAGCTTTTAAATTCTAAGTACTAGTATTGTTATCTAACACAAATACCTTATCTGATACCGTTTCATTATCCATAGCATTAACTAATGTTACTTCGTATCCTTCTACTTCTGCTATTACACTACCGTTAATAACAGATACAATCTATTTATTTATCTTATTACTAACACTAGCTACTTTATAGTCTATACTATTGCGTATTATTTCAGCTTGCGCTTCTCCATCGTTCATAGTAACATTATCATATCCCATAAGTAAATCACCTACTTCGATTTGATTAGGATTATCTCCATACAATTGTTTTCTAATCATGTCGTTTACTGTAGGTATCATAGCATTAGTAGCACTAAGTATTCTAAAGTTAAAAGGATTAGTTTTATATTCATTAGAACTAACTATATCTTTGATAATCTAGTTTGGTTGTTCACCATCGTGCATATACTCAACTCCAAATCCATTTACTAGTTTAGTAGTAAAGGATAACGATTTACCATTTCTTAGATTAGTAGCTTCTTCTAGAATAGGATTATCACCAGTTCTTTCTACTTTAGTAAGTTCTACATTAGTAGCTTTATTCTAAAATACAGGAGATATCGCATTATCTGATACTGGTGATAATTGAGCAGGGTCTCCTATGTATATTACTTGAATATTATTTTCTTTTTTGAAATCTTCAACAAAGTTATACAAACCTTTACTAACCATTGAGGCTTCATCAATTATAAGTAATTGACCAGGTTTAATTTTAGGTTTACGTATTTGTTCTGTTTTTAATTTCTTAAGATCATAATTGCCACTATCTAAATCAACGATAGGAGATAAGCCAAATGCAGAATGTAAAGTAATAACCTAAGATTCTGGATTATTCATTTTAGTAACTGCATTAGCTCTGTGAGTAGGTGCACTGAATAGTGGCTCTATTCCTATACTGTTTAAATATTTATTGAATATACTAATAATACTAGTTTTACCAGTACCAGCATATCCAGATAATGTCACGCTATTATCATACTTGTTAGGATTGTTAATAAAATCTTCTAATACTAATAACGCATGTTCTTGTTGTTGATTTAATTTAAACGGAGTATTTACAACCTTACCGTTTCTAAATGTAATATGATCTCCAATAATATTAACAGTAGAAGGTTTATATTCAACAGTTTCTAAGGCAATAGAAGTAGGAGCAGTAGATGCATGATTCCTAGTTGGAGCACTCTGTAATTCTTCTATACTGGTGTTCAATGCTACTGTAACAGGTTTATAATCACGTACTAATTCTATATTGTTGATAATATTAATCCACTTAGATCTATTCATTTTGTTACCTAAGTTAATGATATTTTTGATATCATTAACACTAAATGCTGATTTAGCATCTAATGCTCCATCAATATTATTAAACTCAAACATAGAATTAGAATAATTATCATATTCTTTTACAACTCTACCTTCTTGATTTAAACCTTTCTTATTAGTCATTACATATACAGGTCGTTCTTGATCTTTATCGTCGAATATATTTCCAATATATTTATATAAAATAGTGTTAGCTGGATTGTTATCATATGCTAATTTTACTTTTACATATGGAGTATACACATTCTGTTTAGACTCATTTCTACCAACTGGTCTATAATTAGGTATCATCATTACTGGATACCTACTTCCACTATGGTTTTTATTTTCACTGAACAACACAGGGAATTGTAATTGATCTTCTACTTTATCTGTTTCAGAACTAAATACCTTTTTATATAATTGAACAGGTTTAACAATTTTATTATTTGTCCAGTTATTTAAGAAGAAGTTATCAAAATCTAAATCAGTAACATTAAATCTTTCTGTAATACTTCTCATATAATCTGCGTAGCCAGTACTTTGTATAGCACTTATTGGTAATAAGTTAAATATACCATTCTTAGTAAAGTTACCAGCAGTAGTAGCTAATTGATATCTTATTAAATCTTGAGCAAATTGCTTTATTTCAGGATAATCTGATTCTAATAATTCTTCCCAATATTGATTAAGATTCTGCTTCAAATACTTATCGTCATCTGATATTCTATTCTTTATAATAATATCTGGAGCATTATATTTATCAGTACTCATTTTAGTTAAAGTACCAAGGTAGTTAAGTAATTGATTACCTATTTTACCATCCTATGTAAGCATTTCTGGATACTTACCTGCTAGTATATCTGCTTTGATTTTTGATAATCTTTTAGCCATAGTATCTGTACCATAAAACATATCATACAAATCTATACCTTCTTGATTTAAGAAAGAATATCTTAGTGATCCTTCCAGTTCATTAGAGATAGTTTTGTTTAGAGATTCATCATTGGTATCTATTCTATTTATCATAGTAAGTACTTGGCTTATAGCAGATTTAAAATCTCTCTTCCCTCTAATCATTATATTACTAAACATATCAGAAGGACCAACGATACCGTTGTTAATCTTAGTCATTAAGAATGTACTATTCAAATAGTTTAGTATATCATCCTTATTAAATAATATAGAATTAGCTATAAGACTTTTTAATCTGTATAAAAATCTATCTTGTTCAATAAAATTCCCACCAAATCGTTTAGTATCGACCTAAGACAACTAAACTAATTTAGACATATCTTGTGCTAAATCATTAAGTTGAACAAATAACTCTGATATAAGTATCTGATTCTTATGATAATTATAAGCTTCTTCATTAGTAAGATTATCTTTCTGACTTAGTTGCAATTGCTGTATTAAGAAATCTCTATCTGTAATATCAGTAGCAAAATCTTCAATGGAGTATAAATCAATAGATCTACCTTCACCATCTAATTTTTGCATTACAATATCTCCAGTTTTACTCATTTCAAGATCCAACTTCTTTATACCTAATTCTGTAGCAGCTTTCTTATATTTGTCATAGTATGATTTGCGTATAGTAGTAATTTCATCTTTTACTATAGCTGTCTTACTTTTGCTATCATCTACTCCATATATACCAGATGCTCTATCATATGCACTAGCCATATCTTTAAGTATTTGCTGTGGTAAGAAATAGAATGTATCTTTACCATAGCCAACTCTAAGTAAGAAATTACATATATTATATGTATATTGTCTTACATTAAGTCTAATAACATACGGATCTTTAGCAACGTCCACATGAGCATTAATCATAGCAGATATCCAATCTAATATACGCAATCCTTCTTCTTGGATCTTTATAGGATTACCTTGTTCATCTAATAGTATATTACCTTTTTCATCTCTTTGATATACTATTTCATTTCTACTCTTAATACCATCAAGTCCAACGAAACCTAATCTTTGTAATAAAGATATGTCTGAGAACTTAAGATTAGCCAACTGAGTTAATACATGATTTTTATTATTAAGAGCAAACGGACCAATACCAGTCTTACCACCAGAATATTCGTACTTTTTATTCATTTGATAAGTAGGAGATAGCTCTCTAAATGGTATTCTATCGCCTAATTTACCTTGCCCATCTACAATAGGAAGAATCTCTTCTTTAATTATTCCAGTTACTTTATCAAGAGGTAATCTAGTTTCATCTACATTTTTCTTATCAGTAAGTACTGCTAGATATGTATCAAGTAACAAGTTTTCATTAGCCTCTCTACTATTAGCCGCATATACATTTGTAGGACTACCTATACTTTCTAGCCATCTGTTATACAAAGTATAAGTAGCGGAATAGCCTCTAACTGATTCTTCTAATTCTCCACCTTGTTCTTCTGTGTATCTTCTTCTTAAATATGCTTCAAATGTTTCATTACTCTTCTGTTTCTTAAATTCTATTTTATTTCCTTCTTTATCAAAGTTATATCTTGCTATATACAACTTATCAATATCGAAGTCAGAACCAGTTTGAGTAGTAAATTCATCTGGTAATATAATAGTATCACCTACTACAGAAGGAAGTACATCAACAATTCTAAGTCCAGCAATAGAAGATAGACCTTGTGTAGGAATACGATAACCCATAGCCATAGGACCTGCCTCTTGACCAATAATATTATGCTTTATCAACCAATCTCTAGCTTCTACAAAACTTTTATTTTTATAATCTGGAATTATATGAGAGAATAAATTAATAGAAATGATAGAATCCATACTACCATCTTTGTTTATGTTAAGTAGAGGTTTACCGTTATTAATAGCTCTACTACCTACAGCCTTTATAGATTTAAATCCAAATGAAGACATCTGAATAAACGCTCCACCAGGTAATTCTAAATCAATGGCTTTTTTATTAGTAGTAGATGTTAATTTAGTTTCTACCCATTTACTATCTGGTAATGCTGATAAAGGTACTTTAAAGTCTGTACCATCTTGATTTACTTCGAGAGCTTCTTCTATATCTTTACCCATATTAGATGCTCTAGCTTCTTTAATCAACTGTTTAGAAGCCTTAGCATAATCAAGAGTATTATCAGATAAGAACATATCTTTTACTTCTTTAAAGCCTTTATTAGATATAGCATTAATAGTACCAAATAATTGTTCTTTAATCTGCTGACCAGTTATTTCATTATTGGTTCCTTCTTGATATACTCTGTTCATCACTAGGTTAGATACAGCAACTGTAGATACCTAAGTACCAAACAATGTTCTGTCATGTGTATGAGGATCTGTTATAAGCTGTCTTCTAAGATTTCTGAATTTCTAAGTAGTAATGTGCATATTACTTAGGTCGTTTATCTCATCGTTCTTATAATCCTTATATATATCAGTAGCTCCTTGTATACCAACTTTAACAGCAGATTCAAATGCTACTTGATCAATAGGAGTAAGTCCTTGATACTTACCAATAGCATTCATTCTATCATATATTTCTCTATTGTCTCCAGTAGCTAATACCTTAAACATAGGGAACATAGCCATCTTATTAAACACAGGTATACAATGTTTTAGATTAGCATCATAAGTATAACCAAAGTAAGTAGTCTTTAATGGCTTAATTAATGTCTTCAAAGATTTAGCATACAACTCTGCATCATTTAACCAGTCTGCATCACTTTCCATTATGTTAAAAGCTTCTTCAATTTCATCACTCCATTCTCCAAGCATTTTAACAATATCTCTATACATCTGAGGTCTAATATACACAGCAGCATCAGCTTGGTTAATATTACCTTTTGTACCTTTTTTATTCATACCGTATGCTGATGCATCTTCTACAGCTAAATCTTTAGCCAACTGGAATATTATAGAGTACTTTTCCTCTGCTGATTTAGGATCTTTCATTAACTCATCTACTTGATATTCTGTTAAACCTTCTTTTTCGATAAGTAATTTTCTAGTATTAGAGAAAGTAAATAAATCTTCTAGTTCTTTATGCTGTCTACTAGGTATTTCATTATCATTAATAGTAGTATTTGTGTAAGTCTATCTATTCTATAGTCTTCTATACTCTTTAATGTTCTTATCTACACTAGTATACCATTGAGTTCTTAGATTATCTCCAGTAGATAATACAGCTCCTAAACGTTTGATCTTATCGTCATCGTTTTTAAAGAAAGCAACATCACCAGTAAATATCTTTTCTGTTTCTAATACAGATATGTTATAGTTTATCATATGATTACCAATCATAGTTAAAATAGCATATCTTTCTGCTTGATTAGATACGTTATTATTAGGATGTGCTAAGTATATTTCTTTGAATTTATTTAATACAACATTGTCTAATAGCTTATTCTTGATAACTTTAGGATTCTTTTTATCTCTTTCTATTATGCCTAACTTTTCACAAGTGTCTATTTCTTGCTTAAGTTGCATATGTAGATTATCATTAATCTTCTAGAAAGTATCCTTTGGAGTAGTAAATAGTTCCTATTTAATCTCTTCTAATGTCTGTATTATATTACCTTCTTTTACAGAGTTTTTGATTCTTTCATTTAAATCTATCCACTTAAGTTGACCATCTATTTTTGTATAGTATCCAGTAAAGTGTCTAAACAGACCACCTTTGCCAGATGTATGATAGTTCTTAATAGGTTTCTTAACATCTGGAAGTGAATTGTAATATTCTACTATAGTATTGTATTCATCTTCCCAACTGCGATATAAGTGTTTTAACGCTTCTCTATTAAACTATAACTTTAAACTATTGCCGACTTGAGTAATTGACATTTCTTTATTGAACAATCCTACTCCACTAATAGTAAACCATGTCTTTTTATCAGCCATAGTTGGGAATATAATATGATTATTATAAGTAAATGTCATTTTAGCTAAGTAGTCTTCAACTGGTGAAATACTTAGATAATCTCTACCTTTATCACCTCTATTCTCTCCATAGAAATTAACAAATGTGTTTAATCTAATAGGACTGTTATTATTAACAGCGGATAAAATCAAAGAACTTCGACAATAAGTATCAGCATTTAAATCCTTTAATGTAGCATCATCGTGATTATTAAGCCATCTAACTTGATCTGATACAAAACAGTTCAAAGTCTTAGTAAAAATAATATTATTATTAGGACCTAATACTGATATTTCAGTATCACTAGGATGTGTTACAGCTTGAGCTTGAGCTAATGTGTTAATGAAGTTGTTCTTACCCAAGTTCATGTATATCTAGTCTAATTGTCTTACTGTAGCTATACCTTTTTTATTAGTATATTTTGTCTTATCATCTATAAGATTCTGAAGTGTTCCATTAAATAAATATTTCAACGCACCAGCTTCATTGCCTAATATTAATTTAGATATGCCATAAGGTCTGTCATTAGGTAATAATCCTTCTATAGTATCATGATCTACAGTAATTCCAATAGAGTTTAATATATTAACTAATTCATTGATATAAGTATCTACATCAGTATTAGTAATAGTATTTCTATTATCTTCTACCTACTTATATAATTCATTAAATCTACTTATAACTGCGTTTATTTCGGATTTATTAGGTTTTGTTTCAGTTTCAGTTCTTTCTACTAAAGAAGAATTAAAGAACAAATCTGACCAGGTAGAAGGATACATTTTAGTAGCTCTTTTGTTTATCCCATCATCTACTACAAATGATGTACCTTGTTCAGTTTGCTGATAATGTACTTCTACAAAATTCTAATCAAAACTCTTAACTGTTTGTAATATTTGTGTCTGAAGATTTATATCAATATCTCCATTCAATCTCTTATATAAGAAAGCAAAGAAGGCATTACCTTTAGCTAATCTAGCGCATCTACCTAATAATGAAGTTTCTGGATCTTGTCCAGGTTCAGTACTAAATGATTCTACTATACTTAAGTTTTTAAGAATTAGAGCGTAAGCTGTATCATAGTTAACAATCATAGGCAATCCTGTAATAGTATTAATCCTAGTACTAAGAGTCCTAGCTTTTACTCCACTAACGTCTTTATAACTAAAATATGTATCAGATAATGTAGCGAAGAACATTTTTGCGCTAGCTAATGCGTTGTTCTTCTTATCAAATTCATACCCAGCTTTATCATAGTTCTATATACCATTACTTTCTCTATCTAGGAACTCTTCATCCATATTTTGATTTATAGATCTAATTCCCATCTATTCCAACATTGGTTGTAGATGATACATAAATACATCAAATTTATCTACTATTTCTTGTAATGCTTCCTTCTGTTCAGTAGTAGTTCTATTTGATTTAATAAATGACTGTAAAAGATCTTTAAGTTTAGTATTACTTAAATTCTATACATCTGATATATATTTAACACCATTAGCTATAAATAAACAAGCTTTTAAACTATCTAGTGCTGAATGGAAGTCTTGTAAAGTTGGAAAGTGTTTTAGGGTTATATCCTTATTAGGACCAACTTTATAATAAGCTCCATCAGTATAAGAATCTAAGAAGTCTTTAAGAGATTCTTCATTGAGCTGATAATTAGAAAAATCTCCATACTTAATAGCATCAAATATTTTATTAAGATTTGTAGGATCAATATTAGAATTAATATGTAAGAATTTTTTAATATTACGGAATATCTTATTGATATAGTATCTTAAAGTAGATTCTTTATCATTAAGCATATAATCCATAAATCTATCTGCTATTACTTCTTCTAGTTGCTTATTGTCTAAATTGCTATACTGATCATTTTGTTTTCTGAATTCATCATATAATTTATTTCTAGTATCTTTGTCTAACATAAGTAGAGATACTCTATGCCAGGCTTCATGATACTATACTCCTTCAATAGCTTTATTAGATATAGCAATTCCATCTGCTCTAGCTATACCATATACAGCAGAACCATTAGCAAATTCTCTAATAACTCCATCAGTTACTTCTACTTGTTCATCAGTAAGACCTAACTTCTTTTGTAACCATTTTTTAGCCTTTTTGGTATTGATAAATTTACTTTGTTTTAACTGGTTACTATTTAATATTTTAGGAGCTCCATCTAATCCTAAGAAATTAGATACAGCATCAGAATCTGCATCTGTAAATTCATCATATGATTTATCTTCTGTTTTGCTACTTAATTCTTCACCAGCATCAAAAGTAGGAACTTCATACAAACTGAATTTCTTTTTAGTAGGAGATTGAGATTCTGCTTCTAACTTCTTTTGTTGTTCAGTAGGTTTAGAAGATATTACTGGAGAATCAATATATACATACGGTCTAGTAAACAATCTATCCTACAAATCGCTTAATAGCTTACCGTGTTTAATTAAGTAAGCTAAAGTGGTTAACCCTTTTGGATTATTTTCATCAGTTATTAATTTACCATTTACTCTCTTTAATCCAACATCTTCTAAATCAAATTCTAATCCAGGAACTAATTCTAAATGATCTACATTATCATCTATCATAGCTTCTCTAAATGATTTAGGCAATGGTTCCCACAATAGATTTTTTTCTGTATTCCAATGTAAATTATCTGTAATAAATTCTACTAGGTCTTCAAATCCAGCATCTGTTCTTAATTTAGATAGAAGAACTTGTTCTCTACCTAACTAAGCCCAGCCTTCCTTATAATTTACAAAGAACTATTTATCTGCTAAAAATGCATATCTAGGATCAGAAGGATCTAATATAGTAGAATTACCATAGTTAACTACTAGTTGAATTACATCTTCTGGGTATACAGCTTCATTACCAGTCTATCTATATAGTATTACATTAGCCAAGTATCTAGCTAATTCTGAAGGACTATTATCTTCATTACTAAATCTAGCTTCATTAAGTTTAATGTTTCTAGTAACACCAGCTGGAGTATTTTGTGCAGGTGGATATACAAATATTTTACCAGATCCACCTTTGCCTTCCATAGGAAGACTGTTTCTATCCATGATTATAAAATGGTCTGCTACACCTTTACCTATACCAAACTTAGTTTCTGAATCTAATATATTATGTAAATCTCTAACTCCTAAAGATTCTATATCCAATAGGTTTCTATTTATTACTTCTCCTTCTTCTGTTCTATTAACATTAAAGTTACCATTAGTAATAGTAATATTCTTAAATGTTATTTCACAATTTGGATCATTAATTTTAGCTTCAATGATTTGATTACGTAACTCACGGATTCTATCTTCTTCTGATTTAGATAATTCTCTACCATGAGTTCTATATATACCTTTAGCTCCTTCGATAGTTTTCAAAGTAGCCATGAACTTTCGACCATCTTTGGCTTCTATTTCTATATATATAGGAGCTTCATCCCAGGTAGCTTTATTTGCTGGATCATATGATCCAAACTTAGAATCTTTAGGACCAATCTTAGCCGTAACTTTACTTTCAGCTAACATACCTGGAGTAGATAGATACTCATTTAATGATCTTCCAGATTCATAGCCTTTGAACATGGGTTGATCATTATCTGGCTGATAGTATAGAGTTCCATATACCAATTCTGTAGGTTCTTCATCGTTAACCTAAACATCATCAGTATCATATACTTTGCTATCTTCTACATCTTGTTCAGTAACAGGAGCAGAAGATTGTTCTGCATTACTAGTAACAGTATGAGTCTATGGGATGATTTCTTCTGTCTACATTAAAGGTTGTTCCTAAATAGAGGGTATATCTTCAGCACTCTATATGCCTTCATAATCAGATGCATTTTGATCTACTGTAGCTTCTGGATTGTCTGCTACATTATTAGTATTATCTTCTGATATAGTTTCATCAGGATTAATTAAATCTTCTTCGGTCAGTTCTTCTTCTACTAATCCTTCATAGTCTTCGTTTGTATCTACAGTTGTACCTAATTCCCAAAATGATTTAGGAGATTTAACTTCTTTTTCTTCTTCTTGTACAGGTTGTTCAGAAGGAATTTGAGTAGGCTGAGTAACGGCTTTTTCCTCTTCTTCAGTTTCTCCAGTTAATTGCTGCTATGCTTGTTCAAGTATAGCTGACTGCTGGTTAATTAGTTCTTGAATTTTATCTGCCTATTGTTGTGCTTTATCAATACTATCTTGTAGAGTTATAGTATCTGAAGTATCTTCTTCATCAATATTAGCAGGTTCTTGTTGTGGAGTTTCTTCTTCTTGAATCTGTTCATCTTGATTTATAGTATCTTCAGTAATACTATTCTTATATATATCGACAGCCTTATTTAAGGCTTTGTCACTATTTATAAATTTCTTGTATGATTGTTTAGCATCTGTTAATGCAATTTCTGCTAAAAGACTTTTAACTGCATTTGATTCAATATCGTCTCTTGAACTTAAAACAATATCGTCAGGATTTACGGAGAATTTATCTTTAATATCTGATAAACCTGACAAACGTCTTTCTATACCTTTTTCAGCTATGTAGAACTCATCTAGTTTATCTTTGTCTACTATTTGAGATTCTTCTAACACTCTAATATAATTTTTAATTCCTTCTAATCTTGCTTTGTCTAACAGATAAGCTTTTAACAGTAAGGTATTTTCACTATCAGCATTATCATCGGATAGACTACCTAATACATTATCTATTTCAGAATTAATAGAGTTATAGCTTTGAGCTATATCTTTTATTTGAGTTTCGTAATCAGATATAGCTTTGTTATACATATCAGTTTTATGCTTATATATAGCAGCAGCAATGTGTCTATCTTCTCCTTTAAATTCTCTTACTTTACTGTTATTCTTTACAATATCATATATAGAAGATATATTTCTTTTTTCGCTTTCAAGATCTTCTTTAGTCCAACCATCTGGAATGTTAGCAGATTCTATTTGCTGATCAATAGCGTCTAAGAACGCTTCCTTATTAAGCATTCTCTTATCTGCTTTATTGGCATATTGAATATATTTATATATATCCTCTTTTGCAGATATATGTTCTGCCATTAAATTTCTAGATAACTCTGTGCCTGCATTATAAGATCTTAGATTATTAACAGTACTTACAGCTGTAGTTCCACCACCCATAAGTAAACCTATAGCTGCGCCTACTTTAAAGTTATCTACTAATTCTTTATTCCCATCTAAAGCCGGATCACCACTAATACCAGCTACAGCAGCTAGACCTTTTAATGCCATAGCATTGTTTTCCATAAACATAGTAGCTACATCGAGAGGATTATATAGATTAGTATCAGATATATTCTGTTCGTTTATACGATTACCAATCATATATTGAGTTACTTCTTCAACACCTTCTAATGCAGCATTAGCACTTATTCTAACAGTAGGTTCTAATACATATTTAGACAATCTATGTTTAGCTACCTTAGACATTTTAGGAGCTACTTTCTTAGTAGTATAGTCAATTGCTTTATCTAATACCTTAACTGTACCGTCAATAGCTCTCTCTGGCAAATTAAGTTTACCAAGTACTTTAGTAAACACCTTACCTGCTCCAGGAATTATAGTAGCAGCTTGAGCTACATCACTAGCTGCTAAAGCCATGTTTCTATTATAGATGTCTTTTAAGTTATTTTTAGTAGTATATCTCAACGCATCTAATTCATTATTACTAGTAGGTATATCATAGGCTAACATATCTTCAAACACTTCATCATTGCTTCTATAATTTGAAGAATTCTTATCGTTGGAGTACTCTACTCCAGTAATACGACTTAAATTCTCTCTACCTATATCTGCTAAGCTATTGATGTCTATGTTGTTTTTGTTAGCATACTCATAAACATTCTGTTTATAATTGTTAGCTACTTCTGATAAGGACTCTCTATCTCTAGACCATATATTAGTACCTACTGTAGCTCCAGCTCCTATTAATGCTGCACCGCCAGCAATTAATGGAGAATAAGGACCAGTAGGAGATGCAGCAACTTGTGCTGCTAAATAATTAGCAGCAGCAATAGCTGCAAAGTTAGCAGCTGTAGCCTATATAGACGAAAAAGAAGTACCTAATGCTCTAGGTACTTGATATGCCCAATTTTCTTGTTCTAATTGTTTCCACTCATCGCTTATAGAGTATATACTATTAGTAAAATGTAATATATCTCTACCTCTTTGAATATCTTCACCTAATTCTTTAGACTTCTGCTCTCTTTCAGAAATACCTTCATTAAGAGCTTGTAATCTTTCTTCTACAGTAGGCTAATATCCATACTGATTATAGTATTTACTAGCTACTTTTTTATATTCATCTAGCATACTAGAGTATGCATCAAAAGTAGCTTTATACTAAGGATATAATTCATGAACCTTATCTGTATCTTTATCTAAGTAAGCTCTATTAAGTTGTTGATCTAACAACTTCATTTCTTTTTCAGTTTCTAGAAATACTTTCTGAAACTCTAATTCATCTTTTTCTTTATTATTCAACAGCATATCACCAGTAGGTCTATCTACCATATCCTATTGAATACCATTGATAAATGAGAATACCGGATCTGCTATATAGTTGGGTCCTTTTCCACTTTTAGCGGTACTAGCATCTTCAGTAGTTACATTCTTTTCCTACTTAGGAGTTTCTTCTAAAGAAGAAGTATTTAATGGCTTAGTTTGAGCCATATCAAATTCGTATTGTTCTTCAGAAGGATTGACTCCAGTTAAAGGATCAAATGTATAATCCTTTAACTCTTGAAGCCTACTTCTCATATTATCTTTACTACCCACAGTAAATGTTTGTTTCTTTGCCATATTATATTATTTATTGAAATCCAAAAGATTCATTTTGTACATCTGGATACAATCCAGATGCTACTGATCCTGTCACATTTAGTTTAAGTGCTTGTTGATTTAAATATTCAGCATTTAAATCATCTCCAGATGTTGGTACACTGTTACTTAAATTTAATACATAATATTTAATACCAGATCTAACAGTTCTAGTAGTATTACTACTCCATTTCTTAGCTATTTGTTCTCCTAATTCAGATCTTTCGCCAGAAGTTTTTCCAGATAAGTTAGATGTTTCACTTTCTGATATAGATTGTTTAGAAGTTTGTATTGTAGCTCCAGCTTTTTTCATATCATCTTCAGTAAGACCAGCATTCTTAATATCATCTTCAGATATAGCTACTTTAATTCTTTGCAAATTAGCTGTGCTTGGCTAACCGTCCTTAACAACTGGAATAGTTATCATATTGTCATTGTTAAGTAATATCATATTATTAAATTTGCCACCTTTCAAAGCATTTATTACTTTATTACGATTAGGATCTACTGCTTCAAATCCAGCTATTTCTGATACTACTCTAGACATTAAATTCAAATTCTCTCCGCCAGATATAATTTTACGTCTACCTAAAGGAGTACTTTGTTCATTTTCTGTAATTCCCTGTATGGTACTACTCAATAGATCATTTAATTTAGAGTTACGAACCGTATATCCAAAGTTATTGAATATATCATTAACGGCATAATCTATATCTGTATTTGTAATTTGTAATTTTCCATCCTTCTCTGTACCATACTTTCTCATAATATCTCTGAACATATTATAAGGAGTGGCACTATCTGCAAGTGATCTGAGTTGTTTACTAGCCATTTCTCTAATAACTGGATCATTGCTATTAACATCGTTTCTTAGCTTCTCATAATTAGGATTATTAGATAAGTAATAGTTTCTAGCATTATTAAATTTCTATAACCCAGTATATTCCAAAGAATCAGTTAAATACCAAGGACCGTTATTAACTGTGTCTTGACCAGTTCTAGCGGCTCTTAATCTATTACTATATTCTAGTTTAGCAAATTCATTTGCCTCCCTGTCTTCATATGCAAACTCTCTACCTGCTCTATAAATTCTATCTGTAAATAAATCTCTAGCTTGATCAGGAGTAAATCCCTATCTTACTAAAGTATTTATATGCATTTGAGCTTCTGGAGTATTATATATTGCAGATATATTCTTAGCTATCTATTCGTCAGTTCTATCAGTAGACACACCAGAATAATCATAACTGCCATCAGATCTAATATACCCAGCTTTTAAATTATCAACATAAGGCTTTACTAAATCTACTTCTGACTTATAAGCTAATGGAGCAACGTCATTGAATACTCCACTATCTAAAGTATTATAATTAGTAAAGTCAACATCGTGCCACATAGGATTATACTTACCAGATAGCATAAGTTGTTGATTTACTTTCTATCTCTAAAGTAATCCTTCTCTGCTCTATTGTAACTAACTTAGTTCGTTATAAGGTCTAGTATTAATAAATGATTGTATTAAAGATCTACCTTCTGCTGTTTTAATCAAATCTGGATTAGCTGCTAATTTATTTACTACATCTTGTCCAGCTCCAACTGTTAAATCATACCATCTCTTAGTGTCTACAGCCGATGGTGATCTAAACTCTGACCATTTAGTAAACTAATTACCTAAATCCTAATAAGTTTTATCTACTCTTTCGTTATTTGCTTTACCTATAGCATATAACTATTCAAAGGGTATTGGTGTATACTAACTAATATACTCACTTTCTATTGGTTTATCAAATCTATTCGTTGCCATTATCTTTTCAAATTATTATATAATTTAGTTAATTGATCTGATGTCATACCATATTCCAAATAAGGTAACATAGCTTCTAGTACAGCAGAGTCTCTTTTAGTTAAACGTTTGTCTTTATTTATCTACTATATTCTTGTAGATAAATCACCAAATCCTTTTCTACGAATATTTCTAGTAGCTGCATCATTCTAAGCTTGTTCTACAGAAGCTAAGTGTCTAGCATTAGCATACTGTTGCCCCCATTGGTTAGCTATTTGAGCATTATTAAATGCCATTTGATTTTCAGCATTGTTCTTAGTAGCATAAGCATTAGCGATAGCTTTGTTCCTATTAACTGCTGACTGTAAACCAAATGCCATATTAGCTCCAGTGTTAGGATTAATGTTAGCCATATTGTATCTAGCAATTCTATCACTTAGAGTAGCTTCTCTAAGTATAGGATCTATGTTATAATCAGTAGGACCGTATACTGGATCATAAGTATATGTTTCTACTCTTTCAGGACTACCTAAGAATATGTTACTAATAGGTCCAGCTAATGCAGCTATATTGTCTATTAGATCTAACCAGTTATTATCACTTGGAGTTTTTGGCTTTTTACTATTTGCACTATACATATTACCTACTGGAAGCTGTCCAGGATTACCAGTATAGTTAAAGTATTTACTACTTCTAGCATTAGCAGTATCTACATTACCAATAGGAGCATTAATATTATAAGGAATACCTAATCTACTTGCTACTTCAGATGATGGTATATGTCTAGGTCCATTACTTTGATTAGATCTACTATCTACATATGCTTGACCAATCTTATGCCAGTCACCATACTTTCTATCTGTCATTAAAGATCTAGCTTGTTCTACTGTAGGTATAACTCCTTTATTCTTACCTAAGTAAGTAGACATGTCTCCATATTTACCACCATAGATATCTTTTACGTCTTGATCTGTGATACTATTGACCCAGTTTAAGTAATCTTGTGTATAGTTATTTTTATCTGAATCCCAGTATTTAAAATCAGACATATTTTTATTATATCCATATGGTTTAATACCTCTAGTACCATCTGCATAAGCAGTTGCATTCTTCTTTATTTTTTTACTTTTCAAAGCTTCTTGCTAATCTAATAATGCTTGATAAGCTATCTGATTATTTCTCTCATTTAGCATCTAACTATTTTCAGCATATATATTATTAGTTTTCTTGTTGCTTTTCTTCATTAACTTCTTTCCCATTTCTGCAAATGTTTTATTTGTTCCTGGAACTTTAATCTTATCACTTAATACTTGAGTTCCAACAGGTACATTTAATAAATTAGAATCTGTAGGTTTACCTTCTTCTGGTATAGAACCTATAGTTCCATCTGGTGTTCTCAGCATTTCACCATCATCTAAGTAAGCTACAGTGGATGGTACTATACCACCTTCAGATAAGCTCAGTTCGTTGTATCCATTTTCTTGATAGTAATCAGCTGCTACCTATTCAGACATTTGTCTGGCTTGAATACCGTTTTTAATTCTACCAGCTTTGTTACGTATATAACTTTTACTGTGACCGAATAGACCAGCTATTCCTGATGGTAATTCATATTCACCAGTCTGTTCATTAACAGAACCGCCAGAACCTATACTTGAAGTAATACCACCAATAGCTCCACCTATTACTGCTCCCCAAGGTCCACCAATAGAAGCGCCCATTGCAGCCCCAGATCCTATTCCACCTATTACACCAGCTGCTGTAGGTTTCTTTCCACTAGTAGCATTACCTATCATACTACCTACAGCACCAACTCCTTGTGTAACTACATTCGCTTTATCTACTCCACTCATATTACCCCAGTTTGAAATAGCATCAGCACCGAAAGCATATTGAGGAACTCTTTTTAATTTCTTAGTTTTCATATTATAACATTGAATATCTATAAGTTGTTTTAACATAAGGAAGCTTAAATTCTCTGTTATCATTACAATCTAATGTATAATTACAGATTAAGTATTTTCCTCTCATTCTTCCAGCATAAGACATATTAGTCTATTGTTGCTACCCTGGATTATTTTGTTTCTCTCTACTTATTGGGAATCTAAATGTATCTTCTCTCTATTCTATCTATTTCCAATCAATAGGTTCTGTTTCCTAATTCTTAGTATTAAAGTGTATATCAGATATTAACGTAGGCTTAGTTTCATCTCCAATGTCTACAAATTCAGCAGAGAACCATTGATTATCGAATACTTTAGTATATGCTATATCTTTATTAACTACAAATCTAACATAAGATATTTTTTCTTCTTTAGTAGTACTATTAACATCATACATATTATGTAAGTAATAACAATTATTGTTTTTAATAGTAACTAATCTAGTAGAGAATGGGAAGAACCAGTTTGGATTATGAGTATAAAAAGAAGTAAATACATTTAGTTGTTCATTAAATATTAAACATCTGTCATATATTCTAAACCATACTTCATTATATTTCTTATCATAGAATGATACTGGATTCTTTCTAGCATTATCTGGTAATCTATTTAAATACGTCTATACTTGTTTTACTTTAGATAACTCATTAAAGTCATTGCTAAGTGAGCATATAACATTTTTATCTAAATCATACCAATACAAAGTAGTTTCAGAATTAGTAATACTCTTATCATTAATAATACTATCACCATTTAAAGTAACTAGGTAATCGTATCTGGTAAGAATACCACCAGTACCTAATGTCAAAGCTCCAGCATTATTATCAGTAATTAATGACCTATCATTAACAGAGGCTATACCTACAGCACTATCCTAGAAGAAATACAATTTGTTTTTAAATACTTTAAGATTAGTAACTGGTCCATATGTACTATCTGTGTCTAAATAGTTAGCAAATTTAAATTTAGTCCAACTATCTGTTTGTTCATTGTTTGTTTTTAACTCTGAACAAGTAATTCTATTCATGCTTTTAACATCATCCTCAGCATATATAGATTTCTGTATATAATTCTTACTAGTACTAGTATTAGAGTAAGCAGCATTATATACATACATTGGAGTTTTCTAAGTATATAGAGTGTTCATCTATCCTGGATCTGTAAGGAAGTAAACATTAGCTTCACCAGTTTGACCATCTCCAGATGATTCTACTATATCTTGAGAGTAATGTTCATCATTTCTATAGTATAGATTAATACTAGACTCTAATGGTATATAAGCTCCAACGTATCTCTTAAAACCATTTCTATCATCAGCATCATTTCTAGTAAATAACATAGTGTGAGTATAATCTAATACTCCTAAATATGTATCTCCACCAAAACACATTGCCGCATCATAACCTTCCCAAGATGTTTTAACATAAGTATTAGTACTGTTGTATACAGAATAACTTCTACTCATAAAAGTATTACCACCATATTGAGTAGCGTTTTTCTTTATATTAACAAATAGTACAGCATTATATCTGTATTTCCTTAATAGAGGAGTAGTACGAATACCTGTAAAATTACCAGAATATACATCTGGTGCACTAATAGCCAAACATACTCCGTGAGGACCAAGAGCTTCATTAGAACCAATACTATAATTTACAAATCCAAATCTATCAATATAGTCTACTATTTGTTTAGCTTCAAATGCTTCCTGATAAGGAGATATATTGGTTGGTTTAGTAACATCTTTTATTGAAAAAGATTGTCGTAAATTTGAATTATCTTTATGAGCATAATTCTTTCCAAAGAACTAATAATATTTACATATACCACCGCTAAGTCTACTATCGTTTTGCTCAAATCCGTCAAATACTCCACCATCTAGTTTAACAACTGGAATATCACCATCATAGTCAGAACCTTCTACTACACCACCAAATGGATTTTCAGTTTGATTATTATCATTACGTCCCATTACTTTAGTAAAAGGAATACCTAATCTATAATGTTTGTAATTAGCATCATCGCAATATGTAGCAGAATTAGCACAGTATAACGGAACAATACTCATTCCACTATCAACAATAGAATCTGATTTTTCTTTATTAAAACATATATCTGCACTAACAAAATCAAATATACCATTAGTATCCAATGGATTTATAGCCTATTTTTCTTGCTATACCATTTTATTATCATATATATGATAATAACCTTGTGCAAATGGAGAAATAGAGCCATCTACAAAAGTAGGCATTATAGTAGGTCTTCTATCTATACTACCTAAAGAATATTCAGCTCTATAATCCTCAGTGTTGTTATACCAACCGTTAAATCTAATAGTCTTATTTAATAATCCTTGTGTAACTACAGTTCTATCTGCTAACGTTCTATCACATCTTACTATTTCATAAGCTACTACATCCGTAGGAAGATTATTCACATAGAACATTATACCAAGTGGATGAGATACTAATTCATAGTTACCAGATCCATCTACTGTTCCACCAAAAGTAAAAGGTTCATAACCTTCAACATCAGCAGATGGAAATCTTATATCTCCTATCCAATGTACAGGAGAAGGTATATTCTTATTGTTATATAATATTATACCATATCTATATACTTCATCTCTTTGATGACTTAAGAAATTAGATACATAGTAAGGATCGCAATAGTTTCTTATTCTAGATTTACCATCACTATTAAATGTATGTACTAATTCTTTTGTTTCAGGACATACTAACTTAATAGTATTATAAGATTTTTTAGATGATGATAAGCTCATACTATATGGTACAAATTTATCACCTTCATCATCAACTACTGGAGTATTGTCAGACTCTATTAAATCTGTTATAATAAATCTATAACTAATATTTAGACCTCTACCACCTCTAATAATTCCATTATCATCATATCCAAATGCATATTCATCTGTTGAATTATTAGGATATACCATTGAACTATTCATTGGGTTTATGCAATCGTGTTCTTCTGGTATAACTAAATCTGTTTCTGGACTAGTTAGTTCTTGAAAAGTAGTAGTAATATCTTGATTACTTATGCTAGAGTTTAATTTAATAATACCATTACTATTACATCTATATGCTCTAGCATCATAATCTACATCCCAAGTTAATTCCTGCACATTAGAAGCAAACAACCTATTGTCCATTTTTGCTATACTTTTAGCATTAAATTCAAATGGAACAAGATCGTTAAATTCTTCTATACTTAATTCGTTAACATAACTACTACCAACATCATTGTAATTAAATGTTATTACATTATCCTCAGATTTAGGTAAGTCCAATTCATTAATTACATATATCTTAGGAGTTTGAGTATTGCTAGTATATTGAATACTAATAATTCTTATCTTTTCAAATCTACCATCATTGAACAAAGTAGCTTGTAACATGCAACCTTTATCTGTACTCTCACCTTGTCTATCACCTTTAAAT